TGTTCGCCGTAGATTTCGCGCTGGTAAACAACTCACCGCAGGCGCAGCGGTGTGCGAAGCTGCTGCTCGAGAAGGAGGCGGCCGGCAAGCAGATCACCTGTACGACGTCGCTATACGGTTATCGTGCGGTACCAGGCGAGACCATCAACGTCACCCATGCCGCATTCGGTCTGACGACGCAGGCCATGCGCGTCATCGACGTGCAGTTGACGCCAGTACAAACCGGCGAAGATAAAGTCGGTCTTGCGGTCGACCTGACGTTAGAAGCCGGTCCCGCATCCCTGTACGCATGGAATGCCGAGGAAACTGAAATTGCGGCAGCGCCAGAATTGGTGCAGGCCAATGTACCATTTCTGGTTATGTCTCTGAAAGATTTGGTATCTCACTTAATAAATCCAAGCTTTGAAACTGGCACGTTGGACGGTTGGACAGAAGTTCAAGGAGGAGACGTCTGGAGCGTTGAAACGAATGAGCCGCATTTTGGTACCTATCACCTGGAAGGCGTCCCTGCTGACAGCGGGGTTTACAGGATCAGGAATGAAGCCAGAATACAGGTTCAGGAGGGGGATCGGCTATTAGCGCAGGGCTTCGTGCAACGTAACGGAGTTGGCTCCGCGAATACTCACGTTCAGATCGTGTTTCGCGACTCTGCCGGGTCACTGATCAGTTCGCCAGATGGCGACGTTATCACTGGCATTAGTTATGCGTTGTCGCGCGTGATTGCGACCGCCCCTGCAAATGCCGTGATTGCTGATTTCGAGTTTGTAATCAGAGACAGTACAGGACCGAAACTTCAGGCTGACGGCGCGTATATGACCATCATCCCGAAGAACGCAGACATCGATATAGGCGAGGCGAGTGGACAAGTCGACACCGACCGTATCGAGGACGAGGCGGCGACGGAGGTGTATTCCGAGACGCTGGCAAGCCATACGCCTACCGGGTTCCAGGGCACGGCCATCGACATCACTGTGCCGTCGGTCAACGTCGACCACGTTGTTCAGCTCACTGTTACCTGTGACGTCTGGAAGGGCATAGGGGCAGCGGACCTTGCCGTTTCCCTGCAGGTCACCGGCGAAGTAACTGTCTACTCAAGCCGCACTATCGTTGCGACCGCCACCCCCGGCGAGCGGCTGGCGTTGACTGCGGAGATCGCGCGGACGTCCGGCACTTCGTATACCTATGACCTGGGCTGGATCGCGGCGGACGAAGCCACACCGACCGTCACTTTCAAAAACATCACCATGCGCGCGGAGGTGATCAAGAAATGAACCGCCACTATTCCGTTTACGATCCGAACACCGGGATGTTCACTGGGCGCACCATAAGCTGTTCCGCAAAGTGGCTTGAACTGAATACACCGCAGGGATTCGCCACGATAGAAGGCCGCTATGACGAGCTGTCGCAGCGCGTCGACGTCGAGACCGGAGAAGTGATCGACTGGCAACCGCCGCAACCCGACGACGACCACGAGTGGAGCGACGACCGCAAGCGCTGGACGCTGAAACCGGACGTTGCCGGACGTCGGCGCAAGTCCCGCGAAGCCCGAGCACGAATCGCCGAACTTGAATCCGATCAGCTTCGTCCGCAACGTGAGATGGCCATAGATCCAAGTAACGAGGAAGCGCGGAATAGACTTAAAGACATCGAGCAAGAGATTGCTGACTTGCGCAAAGACCTAGATACATGAACGCGCATTGTCGCCGAATGGTCTGGCACCCTCGGTGTGATTCTTCACGACAGTGAAGCCCTTGCCGGTCAGGTTTATTGAGCGTATCGCGGTCTTAAGGCCGCCTGAGAAATCTGATCGTTCAAGCCATCTGTCCGCGTAGTAGTGAAGTATTGATAAGCCTACTCCCCACGCAATCACCGCTTCTGGGTCGGGCTTTTCTCCGATCAAATATTTGGTCGGTATTCCGTATTCTCGCCAGCACGGGTCGTTACTGCCAGCAGTATTTAGTGTTTGTGCAACGTCCAATACATGTAGCGTTTGCCATGCGCGCTCTGACGGTGACATCGATGCACACCCAGAGAAAAGGGCAGCGAGAAGCGCTATTATGATTTTATCCATATCGTTCTCCTAGTAGAAGCGGTGTGGGGAGAAGCCCGGTTGCCGCTCTAACGGCTCCGGGCTTCGTTATTTCCGGGGTCAGTATAGCCAACCAGGCCAGCACTGTCGCGGACCTATTTCACATAAGAGCTACCAATGCCGGATTCAGATGACTTAAGGGTCATTACCGCAGGCAATTTGCTGATGGTGACCCTGGACGGCAACGTTTTGGTTTCGCAAAGACGTACCGCGATCATCTTGCGCATCACGGAGGAGTCCGATTTGCGCATCACAGAGGACGGTGACAGCAGGGTGTTGGAGTAATTTGTGGCACTAAGGAAGATCAGCGAGCTCACGTCCGCCGGCGCCCTGGATCGTACGGAGTCGGTGGAGATCGTGCAGGCCGGAAATTCGCGGCGCACGACAGTTGGGGACATTCTGGAATCGCATTATCAGACAGTAAGCGTAAATTCATCTTCGATGTTTTTCTCACCTCCGAATACATTCGGAAATGATTGGCTATATACATCATTCCCGGCTGGTTCGGGTCATGGGAATGCGATATTTGGGCCAGGTACGTATACGCAATTTGACGCGGATTTTGTCCGCAACACAGTCGTTGGTTCGCTTGCTCTAACTCAGCCTGATTTCGCGGAACGTACCGAGGCAATCGGTCAGGGCGCAATGCGCTGGGCCAGATTTTCCAGTCGCAATACGGCGATTGGTACGCTGTCAATGCAATGGCTTGGACAAGACCCGGCTAACCTTGCCGGGATGTTCCACGACTTCTGGTGGCCGGTGTTGCCGACAGACGGCGCATGGGACGTATTCGGTATAGAGACGCGAAACGCAGGTGTTAAAGATTCTATTGCGGCGGTAACAGCAGCTACAGGCATCACAGACGTCGAGCGAAACGTAGGAGTTGGCCGAGACAGTCTGGTAGAGCTGATCAAGGGAGTTCACAACACCGCCATAGGATATAGAGCAATCGGGCTGGCTTACGAATGCGATGCAAACACCGGGTGCGGATACGAGACGTTAAGAGATAACGTATTCGGGAACAGTAACACCGCTCTTGGTCGCCATGCTGGCGTATGGCACCAGGAGGGGGACAATAACGTTTATCTTGGTGAGAGGGCCGGAGCAGAGCACGTCATCGGTGAACGATGTGTAATGATCGGACACGGCGCCGGTGCTACGGACACAGACGGAGACGATGACAAGTTCGTCCTACAAAACGACGAGACAGAAGAACCGCTTATGCGGGCCGATTTTCCGGGGACAGGGGATTCCAACAAGCTAAACATTCGCGCATATACCGAGATCAGCGGCCAAGCGGATTCGGCGGGTGGTGGTGAGGAAATTTTACGCTGCTCCAGTCGTATCTCTGGTGCAATATCAACTGTCATATACTCCCGTGGTGCCGGTGCCTTTGACCCTAACGTAGCTAATGCCTGCGCCAAGGTCGGAACGATGGTTACCACCGGTCGGTCTATCAACGCCGGCGGCACCATCAATGCAGCGGGCGCTGACTACGCTGAATACTTTCAGGTCAAACCTGGGCTGATAGCGACCAAGGGCGACATCCTTGGACTAGCTGCAGACGGACTGCTCACTGACGTATTCGACGATGTAATCGGTCCGTTCCTGATCAAGAGCACCAGTCCAAACCTTGTCGGCAACGACCGATGGGGATCGGCAGACAATATTGCATCTGCCTACGGTGTAGCGGTTCCTGGAGATAAGCCAAGAGAGCCTCGGCAGCCGCGCACCGGAAAGGCTGGACGTCTTCTGAAGCATCAGGAGAAGCACGCAGCATGGGAGAGCGAGCACGCGGCGTGGAGTCAGGCAAAAGACGCATTCGATGTAGCAATAGAGCAGGAGCGCGTCAAGTGGGATCGCATGGCTTTGTGCGGACAAGTCCCGGCAAACGTCAAGGCGTCTTCTGACGACATCGGGAAATACCTCGTTCCCATAAACTACAAAAGTCGAATCTCAGCTGTTGCCATATCCGGAGATGACCTTTCGCGTAAAGAAGAACGACAGGCACTCGGGGTTATTGTCGGCGTTGATCCAGATGGACGCGCGAGGGTGTTGGTCAGATGAGCTTGGGAGAAAGGCAAGAGCTGTTCACCTACCTGCTGGCCGAGCTGATCCTGTTCATCTATGGCCGTGGCTACAAGGTGAGAATGGGGGAGGTGCTTCGGACTAAAGCACAAGCCGAAGCGAATGCCGCATCAGGTGCTGGCATTTCAAACTCGCTGCACCTGGATAAGCTGGCCGCGGACCTGAACCTGTTCAAGGATGGGGTTTTCCTGACTGAGTCGGAAGACCATCGACCGTTCGGGGAGTTCTGGAAATCACTTCACGAGGATTGCGCATGGGGTGGTGATTTCTCCAGGCCGGATGGTAATCACTACTCCATAAGTTTCGACGGCAGGAAGTAGCGTAAATGTGGATATCGCAATTCAGATCTTCGTCGCGCTGGTCGTCGGCGGTATTGCCGGACTGGTCGCGTCGTGGCTGAGGTTCGAGAGATTCCAGTCTAAGTACGACGAGCGAGAAGAGGCCCGTAAGGAATGGCGTGCCGTAGTCGAGAAGCGACTGGACAGCCACGCGCGAGAATTGCACCAGATGGCGAACCACGAAAGCCGCATCGCTGAGGTACATCAGGAAGTAGGGAAGCTGCGTGATCGGTGGCACGACTTTCGCGATCACGAGATTCAGCGTGTTTATGAGATCGTCAAGGGCAAGTTCGAGAAATGAAGTCCACGTTTCAGGAGAATTTGAAATGAGGGAAATGTTCCGTAAAAAGTTCGCTCTGTCTATTTTGTTGTGGGGCGCAGGTACGGCACTGGCATTTATCAGGGACGGTACCGATCTTGGCGAGTACACTATGTTCGCGACTCTGCTGCTGGGCGTGTTTGGTACGCAAGACGTGTTAGACAAAAAGCTGGCTAACAAAAACCCTGACGACGCAGCTTAGGGAATCATTTCCCTTTCGAGGCTAACGGATGGCGAGCGGACAGACGATTGTCGACAATGGCAGAGTGAATGTCATCCTCCAGTGGATACTTGCCATCTGCGCTCCGTTGGCAGTAGCGGGGATTATCGGCTTGGTCGTTCTCGTGTTCGGAATGAAAGACGAATTACAACAAGCAAACACGATCCAGAGCCTTCACATTCAGGCATCGAATTATGAGCACACAGACATCGACCGACGTCTCACCGCAGTCGAGAGGGAGCGGGATCGCGCACGCGACGATCGTCGAGACAAGTAGGCTCATCCCATGGTTAATGCTCACCAGCCTTCTGGCCGGGATCGCCTTGGCGGTGTCCATCATGACGGTGATCATTACCCTGCAACGATTTGATGACCTGAACGGGCAACTGGCCCTGTCTGAGCGAGAGTCCCGTGTCCTGCAGGAACGGGTATCCGATATGAAGGTAGAATTGGTCCGCCGGGGCATCCCGGTTTCGGATCACTGACAAGGAGAAAAACGTGAGTCATATCACGATTATCATCAGCTCCAAGGGAACCGGTGGCGGCGTCCTGACCGCGACAGAAAGCACCGACGAAATGCAGATCACGTACACGCCACCGGACGACCTGAACTCGAAGCAGATCGGGAAGGAGGTCGCCAAGCGGATCAGGTGGCTGGATACTTTGGCCCATGCCGACGCTAGCGATACTTAGGTCCTTCCACGCTTGGGCAACCATCGGCGGCTACTTGTTAGCCGCTTTGTTGTTTTGGGCATGGATCAACGTCAAAGAGGACCTTGCCAGCCAGCGGGAGGCGTGCAATACCGCGGTACAGGCGTCTGCGGCCCAAGCCCAGAAGGTCGCCCGTGAGGTCTCACAAGCGGCATTTGAGGCCCGTCTGGCCCAGAAGGAAGCCCAGATCACCTCGGAACGGAACGCGCGGGAAATCGCAGACCGTGCGCGCCTGGCGGCCGAATCCAGGCCAGAGCGAGTAAAAACGGTAATCCGGGATTCGGCCAGTTCGGACAGGTGCTTAGAAATGACAATTCCGATTAATGTTATAGACAGCTTGAGAAACTAGACGTGTTTCCAGCTACGACGCTGCCGTATGTTGTACACCTGTTCTAAGCTTATGTTGTACTTTTTCGCTATTGCTTTACCGACTATGGTAGCGCGCCTTATCATAATCACTTCATGTTCTGTTAGCTTTGCGCGCCCGGCTCTTTGGCCAATCGGGAAGCGATTTTTCATCAAACAATCTTTGGCATTATCCTTGGGAGTGCCAATCCATAGATGATCTGGATTGACACACGATGGATTGTCGCAAGAATGACATACATGCATCCCATCCGGGATTTGTCCTTTGAATAACATGTATGACACTCGGTGGGCCCTGATCTGTTTTTTACCAATAGATAATGCGCCGTACCCCTGCTTATTGACGGAAGCAGTCCATATCCAGCAATTGTCGGTTTTCTTGACTTTATCAAAGAAACGTCTTTCGACTGTGATACCTCCGATAGGAGATCCAAACCTAGCGTAATCGGTAGTGCCTTTTCGAGACAAGCGTAAATTGCACGCGCGGCACAGACTCTCATTGATCAATCGAGGCGATTCTTTTTTGCAGGCATCACAAATCATTGGATGTTCCATGAAATGTCTATTGCTTATTATACCAATCCTTTCTGGGGCCTGCGCTCATGAAACGCTCGTCGAGGTCCCCGTCCCTGTCGAGGTTGTCCGGTTTGAAAGGATACCTGTCCCCGCCGATCTGCTGGTTACGGAAGCGCCTGCCGAAATTCCGGAAGGGCTGACGTATGGTCAGGCAATACACCTGTGGAGCATCGACAGGGCGGCACTCGAGACGGTCAACGGGAGGTTGGAGGCGGTTAGGGTGCTGGAATAATGACGGTGGCCGGGCGCTATTCCGGCTTCCTTGGCCTTCGGTTTCTCGCCGTTCGTTCCGAGAGGAGTCGAACCTCAGTGAGGGCGGCCGTTGAAGGTTCCCCCAGCCCACGCCACGGTCTACTTAGCGAGATGCGTGTCTGCGTTACATTAGGTGGTGGTAGGCGCTAGGCGGATTTTGTTGCCCGCTTCGGTCCGTCCTGCCCTGATGCTTTCCACGCCGCACCGTCAATCAGGATTATACATGATCGATCTACTTACAGCCGCCAAATACGTTACCGCCATCGGGGTCATTGGCGGGGCCGCAATCGGCGCCGATATTCGCTATGCCCCGGCCAGCACGGTCAGTGAACTGAAGTCCGAACTGCGCGTCGACCGTATTTTCGATCTGGTGAATCAGGCTGCCAGCAGCGGTTCCCCGGGCTGGCTCTGTCAGGCCCTCGACCGGGAGTTTGTCATCCTGTGTACCGAAATTCCTAATCACTATCTTTGTGGAACTGAGGCGCGGCGGGAGTTGAAGGCGAAGGCGGGGTGTTAGCATGGTTTGTTCGCCAGATCAAACTCGGCCCCTGTATCCGCTTCAGCCTGAATCAGTTCCAGCATATACTTGATCGGCAGGTGCTGGCTGAATGTTGACCGGCCCCAACGGGTTCCATGCTTTGTCGGGCAGGTGTACATGATCTCTACCGTGTCATCATCGCGCGGCGTCAGTTCGATTATTCGGATCATGGGGTTCTCTGGCAAATAAGGGCCATTCTAGGCACGTTCCAGTTCAGGCATAGCAGAGTCCTGGATTTCAAAGATCGTTCGTTTCTCGCGTGCCGTCCGGGCAAGAAACGCCGGAACCGTGGCTAGGGGAGCGGTAATCCAGAACGACCCGGCATTTTGGACCATTCCGAGGCTTTCCGGGTCCAGACAGACCCGCTCGGCTGGCTTGCCGGAGCGGTGTCGGTCGAAGGCGCTGGTGGAGTTGAAGTACCTGTTGCAACCACCACAACGGCACCGATTGCCTGATAGTTTCATGGACTACTCTCGTCACTAAACTTCCTGACGTTTCTTGGCTTTGCGAGCCAGCGCAGCGGCCCTTCTACGGGCAGCTCTATTCCCGCTGGCGAGGCTTTGAAACTCACGTTCCTCACGCTCCAGCTTTTTGCGCAGATCCTCGTTTTCCAACTCTAACCGCTTGGTTGTACTGTTCCATTATCATTTCTCCTGATTATTACCGACGCTCACGATTGCTGACTTCTAATTCTATGGCGTCAGCAATTTCTCGCAGTTCGTCTGCGGCTCTCCGAGATCTGGCAAACAGAGCCTCGACTTTGTCGATTTCCCCTGCGTAGAATTGATGAGATTCATCGATAGTGCTTAGCAGAAGATCCCGAAGGGATGTCCTATAGCACTCGACAACTGTGTTGTAGATTTCTAGTGTGCAATCGACATCGAGGACGGATGCCTTGCCAAGATTCGTTTTCCCTTCCGAATCGTGACCGCCTGATTCGCCGAAAAGGAGGCCGCTGAAATCAATACAAAAGCTGGCTTCAAGATCAATTTGTGATGTTGACGTTTCTCGTCGGAATCTATCCACTGTCCTTCTCCGTCAGTGCAGGTTGCTTACAACAAATACAAAGTTCGTAGTGTTCTGAGCAGAACTCTCCGCATTTCTCACAATAATCATAGTTGTTATCTTTGACTGGGTTGTGAAATGCCTTCTCTGGTGACGTGTCCTTTACGGTCACATCGAAATCGCCAAGTTCCAGGTCGCTCGGACCATCGGCAAGTCTTACAGTTACCGACTCAGTATCTTCCTGGAAATCGATGGTTTGCTCCGGGATCTTTCCCGTCTCGTCCAGATAGTCCCGGTAAGGGTCGCAGGCATCGCGGTGGAATCCTTCTTTCGGGTCGCTGCCCTTTGTCTGGAGTGCCTGTGCCGCCGGTTCCCACGCATCTGGGTGCAGGAAGGCCGATGCGTAGACTGCACTGCGGCCGGAGCGCGCGTAGGCGTCCACGAACGGCTTTAGCGCTGCCCGCAGGCTCTCGATCTCGTCGGCGATGCTGTCCACCTCGTCTGGCGTCAGCCCAACCTTCAAGTCGTGCAACTCTGAGCTGCGGGCTATTCGGGCAAGCTTTCGAAGATCAATCATCACTGCCTCATTCGGTGTCACTCGCCAACGCGCGGGAAGTCCAGCCACATTTCGACCTTCGGCGCGGTCGGTCCGTCGCTCATCCACACGGACGGCGTTTCATCGTCCCCGCCGCACAATTCGTCCAGCATGTATTGCCACCCACCGTGGACGCGAAACGCGACCAAGTACTCGCCCTCGATGTCGGGAAGCCGCTCGTTCGCTGATACCCAGTCCATAACCAGTCCTCTCAAGTCTCGCGATCTGTTCGATGGTCCAGCCGCCATTGCCACTCCTGTTCTTCGCGTTCCCTATCGCAATACTGGCAGTAGTTCCACACCCTGCAGAAGCCGAGCACATGGTCCTCGTACTCGCTTTCCTCACGCTCTCTAAGATCATCCGCAGCCGTTCCCATATTCAGTGCCCTCAACAGTCAGTCATAGGTTGTGCGTCGCGCCCCACGTAGGCGTGTAGCCGGCCTCGCACCCTCGGCAGTTTTTCAGCCGAGCTATGCCGTGACCTACCCGCTAACAAGCGAGATTCCACGGCTGCATTCAATTGCGCCACCGGACCCGCTGCCAGCGGCGACCTGGCGGATTCCACAGCGGACGCAGGACCACGCGACCGGTTTCGTCGTGCTGGTACATCTGCCACAGCCAGCGGGTGATCGGACTGTTCTGGAGTCGGCGAATAAACATTGCGTCTCCTAACTGGACCCGGAATCTTCCGGGGTTGCGTCCCACTGCTCGCGCGTGAGCCAAGTCCGGCAGCCGCACTCCGAGCATCGGACGTGCATAAGCGGCTTATCCGACATGTGCCGGTTCAGACGGAACTCAGGTTCGCCGCCCTGACCACTGTTCGATACCCAGACGTGGTTGCAAGCCCTCGCTTCTTCCGGTGTCGCCATTGTTCGCTCCTGATTTACTTGTGGAGTGCTTGTCGCGCGGTCTGCTCGATGAAACTTAGAGTCCGAGGCATATCTTCCTCGTAGCCAGCGACCCCGGTCCGTGCCAGCCGCTCGCATTCCTCCAGTGCCTCACGCCACCTGACTGCATCCACGGCCATATTCCGAAGCATGGCGCGCAGGGCTTCGGGGTTGTTCGCCAGTTCTCGGGCGATTTCCTCGTCAACTGTTGTCATTGGTCCCGGACCGTTCTCGTTCAGCCTTGCGCAAGGATGCCTCTTGAGTCAGCGCGGCCAGCAGCGTCGCGTCATCGACCAACGCCGTATGCCAAACCAACACGCCGCCGCCAATCTCGTCGCTGTGGTACTCGCGGCCCTGCTCGCCGTTCTTCCAAAATAGAGTGCATCCGTTCGGCAGCGGTATGTCGCCCGTATTTGGGTCAAGGTGAGGCTGACGCAAGTATTCATCGTGCGTCATTGCTGCCGTTCGTTCTTCCATGACTATCGCGTCTACCGCTTCCTCAATAGCGTCTGCGACAGCATTAACCTCTGGCCCAGCCTCCACTGGCACGGGATGGACGCGAAGGCCGCACGCCGCATCGTAGACCGCCTCCAACTTGCGGACGTACTCGGCTAGCCACTCAATCTTGATGGCTGCTTTGGCAGGGTTTCTTAGCCAATAGCTCCGACCAAATTCAGTTCGTGTTGTCATTGAACTGTTTCCGTTTCAGGCTGCCAAGTAGTATTCGTCGCGTTCCAGCACACAGCTCGACCTCGCAAAGCTGGCGCTCCGCAAGCCTGATTGCGTCCTGCATCAGCTTGTTATGGGCTCGTAGAGACTCCAGTTCCTCGGCAACTTCGATCATGTTTTGCTTGCCGCAGATGCGAATTATTCGTTCGTTGTCAGTCTCGGTTTGCATCGTCACCTTACCGCAAAGGTTTCTTGTTTTTGGCATCGCCGACAAGTTCTCCCCGTTAATCCGCGGTCATACCAACCGAACCATGAGTGCAAACCAATCCGGCAAAGCCAATGTCGCTTCTCTTTAACTGTGCGCGTCGCCATCTGGACCTGTTCCTTTATCTTTCTGATACCGAATGCCATGGCAAAAGGCTGATCTAGCCACCTCCTTAACCGCAGATGCTTGCCACGGCTCCAGACCGGGGATATAGGATTTCAGAGAATGGTCGTAGTAATCCTCGAAAGTTTTCTTCTGCGATTTCATAGCCATTTCGTCACCTTTCTGTATGGGGCAGTAACTCATCGCAATATTCGACGGTCTCTAGCGCCTCGTCCCTCAGTTGCTCAACGGCCATCTCAAAACAGCCTTGGCAAAGGCAATCGCCTGTGTCCAGCGGCGGAACCCTGGGATCTGGCTTGCTGATTGGCGCGTAGTCGCATTCAAGACACAGCATTGCTTTGCGCCCTCTTGACAATTCGCGTGCGCCAATAGTCCGGCGTGTGCTTTCTGCCATTGGCGATCCAGACCGCCTCAGTCCACATAGCAAGCATTGCGGACTCGCGAGACTTCTCGGCCCTTGACTTCGTCTTATCTACCCCGCCAGGAGTGCGTCGTGTATCTGTCAAGTAAAGGACAGCCGCACGCTCTGCCCGCTGGAGTAGATCACTCTGAATTTCGGCCATTGCTATATCCTCCTTGTTCATGCTATTATATTAGCATTGCTAGTATACTGGTGTCAAGCATGATTTACGTTTTAAAGGCCGGCGAGTTCTACAAAATAGGTTATTCTGATATTGCGGAAGCGCGCATAGCCTACAGGCACGTTCGAGGGGAGTGGTTTGCACTCACCATTGATGACATTCAGTGGATAGATAGCCAATTTGAGAAACCCATGCCAAAGCCAAAAAAGACGGTCAAAACAGATATCGAGAAAAGGATTGAGCGTGCTCGCCGGGATGTTGCGTCTAGGATCGGGCAGCAAAAACAAATCTCCCAAGACCTGGGCGTTCACTACAACTGGGTCCGGCAGTTCGCTAGTGGTGATCTGGTCGAGCCTGGGGCAGTCAAATTTGCGCACCTTGAGGAATGGCTGGAGAAACATCGCTAGACTTACTTGTACGGTGATACTTCGCGCCGATGCTCAACCAGGTGAGGCCGAACCTTTGCCTCCCGCTCGTGGATGGCCTCAAACTTCTCGATCAGCCATTTCGGCGGGCGCTTCATCTGGTGAAGCCGCTCCAACGCGACCCGTGCCGCAGCCTCGATCCCGAGAGATGAGCAGACCGCAAGATTGCGCTCCAAGTATTCGTCAACTGTTTCTGTCGTCATTGGTCCCTGCCTGTTCTGCTTGCCATTGCCGCGCGACCTCAGCGGCATCTCGTAGCTTTTGCGTCTCGGCCAGCCGGTCATCTTCCTCGTTGCTGAAGTCGATGGTCTGGCCCTTGTAGTCGCGCCAGAACTTCGCGGAAAGGGCGTAGTGCTGGCCATCGTCCAAGTACACGTCACCGGCCATCGGGTCCGTTTCTGCCGCGCACAGCGCGATCAACGTTCCCTCGACCTTCCTCAACCTGATAGCCATTCGTTAACTCCGTGTATGGATCAGTGGAAGTGATCCCCACTGTTCGGCCATCGCCTTTCTTAGCGGCTTTCTCAGCGCGTCTCTGGCGTTCCTTCGCATCCCGGTCGGCGCGCGCAGTGTCGAGCATGTCCTTTGTTGTGGCGAGCTGGCCGCGCAGTTCTTCAAGGTCAGATTTTTGCGGCCAGTGCCGATGGCTCCCGCAGACGGTGCAGTAGAACGTCTGGTGATCGCGCCGCCGCTGTCGAATCAAGTCGTCGCTCATGTAGATGACGTGACCGCATCCAGATTCGACAGCGGTTATGTCGGTGTTGGTGGTTATAATCATTTCGGTCACTTCCTAAATTTCGGTGAGGGTATTAAAAGAACTGTTCACGCGACTGCCTTTCTGGCTATCTGCAAAATCCCTTCCCGGATCAGCGCGTACTGAGTGCGGACCATCCCCTCGAGGAACATGACCCGACGTTCCGTCTTGGTGTAGTGCGTCTTGATACGGCCGTCGATGACGTCGTGGCAGGTAGAACAGGACCAGGCCGCCTGTACGTCATGGCATTTCATGCCCATGCCGGAAGTTCCGGGTGTGTTGTCGTGGGCGAGGACCGTAGTCTCCGGGTTGCCGTTACAGTACATTGGCACACGTATCATGCATGGCTTGCCACGTGCATGTGCTCGAAGATTCATACCGCATCCGCCATGATCTGCGCCATTTCCTCGATCTGCTCCGCGGTCAGGTCCTGCCAATACGTCTTGGCAACGTGCGTACACATGGCCTGGAACACTTCCTTAAACTCTCCATCGTCCATGCTGACGAACGACAGCGACCGAGGTACCCGGTAGGTGCATGGTCCGATTCCTGGGAAGTTCAACGGCACTTCATCGCAGCCGATGTTGGCTTCTATTTGCAGCCGCTTAAGTACTTTGTGCGCATCCAGTCCTTCGAAGGCTTCGATGTTCTCCGAGACGATCTGGCCGAAGGCATGGACCAGTCTGTTGAATGCTGGGTTCCGCGGCTTCGTCAGCGTCGCGGCCAGCACGTCGTCCAGCACATAGCCTTTCTCGCGCATTCGCTGCTGCGTAGATCCGTCTGCCGGGATCAGTGATCCTTTCTGGACGCGGAGCATGAACTTTTCTCGGCTCATGCGGCTCGCTTCTTGAGAATCTTGTCGATGTCGTAACACTCACGAAGCATCAGGAACATCTTTTTGGCGTCCTCAAGTTCGGGCCAGTAATGGTGGGCGAAGTCTCCGTAAGACTTGGCAAAGCGGCACAAGTGATAGCCACCGGTCAATACAAGATCAGGGCGACATTCTTTGATCAAGATGTCGTAGGCCGCGAGCTGTAACAGATAATCCTGGTAGACCCCGTTAGAGGTTTTCCAGTCAACCAGTGAAAGCTTTTCATTGACCAGCCCGATAGCGTCTGGTGTACCGCCGAACTGATGCTGTTCTGATACCAGAGGAAATTCCTGTTCAACAATTTCGAGCTTAGTCATTGAGGCCCACGATAGATAAGCGTTGAATGCGGTTTGTGCCTGTCCGGCGATAGTCAGGTCCGTGTTATCCGGGATCGTTACCGGATCGCCGTGAAGGTGTTGAAATACCATGTCGTGCGCGAGCGTTCCTGCTTCGGCTGCCTGATCGCGTTTCTCATAGAGAGTTTTCGCACCAGATTTGCCTTGATTGAAGGCCCAATGCAGTAAGGCGCCGGACTCTTTGAAACGTCCGATGATCGTTGTGGTACCGGGAACGCGCTCTCCATGCGCGTTCCGGTATCCGTCTTGTGGTCGTCCAGAGGGCATTAGTACGGTACGTCGTCGATTGGTTGTTGGTTCTTCGGTGCGCGGATACGGATGCCACCGACCGCTTTCTTGCCGAACATTACTGTAGGGTCGTTGTAGACTACGATTTTCTTGCCTCGGATTTCTCCGACTGTGCGTCCGCCTGTAACAACCTTTAACAGTTCCTTGTTAGTGTTGTTCAGGATCATAGGTTTGATGTCCGCTTCCTGAAAATGCAGTACCGCTTTTCGTTCTTTCTGGCCGTCCGTTTCCATTTCGTCGAGGGTCATGCCGCCGACAGTTACTAGCAATGGAGGATCACAATCTTCCTTTGCGAGATATTTGCTGGTGCTTGGAACTGTTGCATCTAATGAAACATCGTCATTGAAGCGGCTGATTGTGTTATCATCTTCGTACATCTTCGTATTCTCCAAAAAGTTCAGTTCAGATTTGATTTGATCCAGTAAAGATCCTGATCTTGTAAAGTCCACCATTGTTCCGGTTCCTGTTCGTTCTGTTGCTGTCGTTTAAGCTCCTCTTCAGCTTCTTCAAAATCATTAATGGGTTGAGTATTCATTCAACTTTTCCATTTGGTACGTCATTCAATTTCGCTGCCGTTGCAAACTGGACAAACCAGTGTGGTCTCCCCGTGTGGCTCAATAACTCTCTTCATCTCGAAATCCCACGAAATCGCCTCGCACTTCGGATTAAGGCAGACGTATGTGTTCGGCTGCTTTGTATCGAGGGGCAGGTATACGTCTATCAGGTCGCTGGATTTGATGGTCACGGTGCGTCCTCGCGTTCAATCGCTTCACACTTTAGCCACGCCTCGGAGTCGCTACAGATTCTCCACGTCTGGCCAGTTGAATCGTCCATGTCGACACAGGATGCTGTGCCGATGCCAGCTCTCGGATTCCTAGTGGTGCTTCCAATTAGAACGAAGCGCTCACCGTCTCGACTGTCCAAGCAAGAGAAGTCATGTTTAAGTGCTTCGCCGGACACTTTGCCTTCCATCTGGCAGCCAGCCAGAAGCGTCAGTATCAAAGCCGCCTTGTTCATGCCGCGTCCTCCGCCTTCATGCTGTAGTTCAGTCCAAGCTGATCGCAAAGATCATCGATGCTTTCCTGTTCGGTATCGCCTCGCCCGATCTCGCCACCGATAAGTTCGTCGCGGTTTTCCGGCGCACCGTCGAACGTGTCAAGATCTATTGCGCGCCAGCCGACAGGCGTTTTGTTGGCGACGATGTTCATGTCTGCTTCACCATGCGCCAGCCAGCCATGATCTGGGTTGTGGTCCGAATCATCGTTTTCCCGGTTCGCGTGTGTTCTAGCTGAGCGAGGATCACGGGCGGATTGCCTGAGAAACAAATTACCCTGTACTGCTCTGTCGATTTGGCAGACCGAATCACATCGCCGATAGTTAGCTCATTAGGAATGCGATTGTTCATCACACATCCCTCCAAATAAGATGTTGGCGAACGTTCCAGATATGGCTGGAACGTATCCCGTACTTTCTTTTGAAGTAGACTGGAGGTTCTTTGCTAGCGCGAATCTCGCGCACAATATCGGCTGTCAGAATATTCGTTCTTGTGTTGCGTGCTTGCGCAATCCGTGTAGTCCACCGGCAATTGTCTGGTTCGTAGTCACCATTGTTGTCGATACGGTCAATGGTTAATCCTTGACGATAGCCACTCGACACTGCCCATATCCTAAATGTGCTGTATGTATTCCATTGCTCACATGTGGAAATCCCTCTGCCGCCGTAATCACCGTAATCCTTGTCCTTTTTGTTTTGACAACGCTGTCGCATCTTCTTCCAGCAGTGGTATAGGCGAGGCCGGACGTCCTTACCGTTTGCAATAATTCTTGTTGCCCAACCACGAACTTTCACATGACGGCACTTACGCATAATTAAACGTCCCGCCCTAGGAAGAACTTGAGCACTAATCCACCTAGCCCTAGCGCCCCACAGACGAGCCCTAGATAGCCGATCAAGAGCATCATTCCGGTGATGAAGTCTGGTTCGTTCATTTCGGCTCCCGCTGACGGCATGTCTGCTCGTCTCCGTCCGGCACTGCAATGGTCTGCAGGTGCAAGCCGAGCGCCTGCGCTACCGCCTTCAGCTTCGGCAGATGGTCCTCGCAGATGAAACTCTCGTCATTTCCGGGCCACGTAAAGCGATGGGTTGCTGGCTTGTCACAGGTCTTTTCGTTCATCACCACACCCTCGCCGCGATAATCCCAAACATCGACCCGTAGCAGATCACCGCCAGCCAGAACACCAGCGACAGGCCGCGCGCACTTTGCATCGCGTCTCGTTTCAGTTCTTCGGTGTCGATTTGATCGCTCATTTCTGTTCCTTTAAATGTCGAATCGCGGTCCGCCAATGCCGGATACACCAGCCTATGAACTCCGCAGTCAGCGGGCCGATCACTAGCAAAACGATGGCCAACCAGAGCAAGGCGAACCATTCACCGACGGTCATTGCGTTCTCTCAATGCCAGCATCGCGTCATCCGCTTCCGCTATAATCTGATCGATCGACTTCCGTACCAGCCGCGAATTCTCCAATCGCTTCCGGCGCAGGTGCGGCGTGAAGTCGATGACGTTGCGGTCGCTGGTGATCTTTAGGGCGATCATGGCGAGGGGATGTTGGAAGGTCATGACTGATGCTCGCTCGTCGCCCGTCGCCATTCATCCTTGACGCGAAAGACACCGAGGTCTACGTCAATCCAATAACGGCCGGTCCACTTGCCCAGATCGACAGGGTGAGGAATCCTCGCCGCATCCTTGATTGACAGGCCATCCAGTTCGGCCAGCGTCCTTATCCGCTTCGGGGTGTTGTCGTTCATCGATGCGCCTCATAGTTATGCCGTGCCAGTGCCCGAGCCCGCCGGATCTTGAACACCGTCCCGCGAGGTTTACGAACCGGGATCGGGGCGCCGCACTTCGGGCAGGTGACGGGGTTGTGGGTGGGGGTGGGCTGGGGTTTCATTTGTTGACCCTGTTGGGCTGCTGGCCTGAGCACAAGAATACTCGCCATGGGCACAATGTCAAGTACCAAAGTACTCACTCGGAGAAATATTTAGCCCCGGCAGGGGCGGGTAGGGCGGTTACTTGCGGTGCTTGGCTTCCCGCTCGGCGACGCGCGAGATCTCGGCGCGGCTGTCTGGCGAGGCGGCGATGTAGTGGTGTAGGAGGGCGCTGAATGACCCGGAGTCGCTGATTTGCTCCGGCGGGATCGGTAGTGTCAATTGCCACGCCGCAAGCCCGAAAGCGGCGGCCAGTTTGTCTATCGTGTCAGACGTTGGCGCCGATTCCAGGTTAAGAATTTTGTTGATGGTCTTCTGGGCCACGCCGGATTTGGCCGCAAGGCGACGCTCGCTCCATTCCTTCTCGTCCATCAGAGCTCGCAAATTCCGTGCTACCACCGACTTGGTATCAGTTCCCTTGACCAAAACCTTCTCTCCCGCATGAGTAAGTACCGTCCTACTCATACTAGGCGAGCGCCTGAGCATAGTGGTGCTTGACGTCTGAGTACAGTTGTGCTCGAATGACCGCATGGCCGATCTAATCGTACGCACTCAAGCAATGCTCAGAACGCGCAAGCAATCGTTGCGGAAGATCAGCGAGGCCGCTGGCGTCAACTACTGGTGGCTGGCGAAATTCGCGCAGGGAAAGTTCGAAGACTCCGGGGCCACGAAAGTCCAGAAGGTTCACGACTATCTCAGTTCGGAATTGAACGGGCAGGGCGCGTCGCATTCGGCATGAATCATCCCCGTGAGTATTTTTGTTTTCTGGGATGGCAAAGCGTGAAACGGCAGGGTAGGGCGCGTCAATAGAAAATAGCATTTCGGGAACAGGTTCCCGTTTTTTTTCAACCGCTTATTTGACTTAAGACGAAAACGATTTAACTAAACAACTGTTTTGAGGATCGGCGGCGTGGAAAGCAGACACGCAGGGAACAAGTGCAGCGGATGCGGGTAGGGACTTAGGCCCCCTAACGATGACGGCAACTGCCGATGACGGTGTGGCAACTATCGTCGGGAAGTAACCCTTAGCCAGAGCCGGAAGTAGCGCCCGGCCCGATCCTTAAAACAGTTTGACGGATACCAGAGAGAGGAAACCGCAGCAGATATCGGTCAGGAGAGGCTGTCGGGAGTACCAAAAACGGAAGTCCGTCGCGTTGATCTGTCCTGACAGGATCGGCGCGGCGGCACCGGGGAGAACGGCATTACAATTTCAGTTGGCAATGGCGATCTCGGGAGCAACCTCCCAGCGTCCGTTTATCCAGTCACTTTGACGTGGCAAACGAGCCTCGCTCATCAGATGCGCCACCTGCTGCGCCAGAAACCTAAGCGACAGGACGTCACCCCTGGAAAAGATTTCACCGTGCGGTGCGATCAGGGATTTGCCTTTCAGGATCCAGCCGTCCCATGCCGGATTGATCAGGCCCAAGTCGCCGGTGTTCATCAGCTCGATCAGGATCAAGGCGGATTTAGGCGGTTCTTCGCCGCGCCGCCATCTTCTCGCGGTCGTCAGATGACAGCCGCACCACTTGGAAATACGTTCGGCGCTGACGCCGTACAGAGCAGGATGCTCCCGGCGCGGGTGAAATGCTCTCATGAGGCCCCCAAGCCTTTTTGTTTCGATCAGTATATCAGAAGCTTCAATGTGCCGAGGTGCGTTGAATGTATACTAAGTACATGTAATCTAAGGTCTTTTTCTAAACCTTTCCAGTTTCTTGCACGACTAACGCAGTCCCCTTCTGCATCGAGCAAATCAGTCCAGAGCCGAGCCAGCCCCCAAGCATCGGCTCCGGCGCGGCGGCCTGATGGGAGAAATCCTGTCGGGCCGTTCTTATTTCCGTTGTTGCAATGACCGAGCGCTGGAAGCCGGTTGTGGGCTACGAGGGCATCTACGAGGTCTCCGACCACGGGCGCGTGCGTAGTCTAGATCGCAAGAACTCGTGGGGAAACCGAATCAAAGGTTGCATGCTCAGGCCGGGTAAGAGAAACAAACGCGGCCATCTTCTCGTTGTCCTTCACAATGGTGTTCCGCGTAACCGCTATGTACACCATCTCGTCCTCGAAGCCTTTGTTGGCCCGAGACCCGATGAGATGGAAGCGTGTCACTTTCCTGACCGCAATCCTGCAAACAATCAATTAAATAATCTACGGTGGGATACGCGACAAGCGAATGCCAAAGACAGTGAGATTCACGGCACAAAAGCTCGTGGAGAGAGGAATGGTCAATCTAAGCTAAATGTCACAGATGTTGAGCGTATCTTCGACCTGCACCGCAGCGGGTGTAGTCAGCGGAAAATAGCTGGCCACCTAGTGTTGGTCTGTCAGCAGCACGTGAGCGACATACTTACCGGCAAGAAGTGGAAGCACGTCGAGCGCCCCGCATGAGCCGCGTCTCTCCCCGCGCCAAGACCATCATGAATGCCATTCTGATTCTGGCGGCATTGGCGGCGGTCGTTTTTTTCGGGACGTTGTTGTGAACCGGAGGAATCAATGAGTACCTACGCAGTTTTCGGAATGACCAGGCATCGTGCCTTTGAAATGGCAAAGAGGCAGATCGATCGCGAGATTGATAGGAAAGGAAAATTCGTAGCAGAGCAAGAATGGTTGGAACGTGTCAATGCACGTACCGACTTGATCATGAATTCTGATCACACCATCCAGCTCAGCGAGAAATTCGACGCGCCGCAGTTCGCTCGTGAATTCCTTCAGATCGCCAGGAAATTCGAGTCTCGCCATCTGCACATCAAGGCACATCACAAAACCGACGAGATGAAACTTGGTAAGCCGGTTCTAGTTTGGCAAGACGTTTCCGTATGACGCAAGACTTCTTACGTGGCCATGCCGACGCGAATCATCGCATCAAGGATGCCATTCGCGACCGTGCCAAAGCCGGTGAGGATATTGCGGACATTGCCGGGGACTACGACGTATCGGTCGCGGCCATTCGGGCGGTGCTGCGGGAGACGGTCGTGGATCTCGAGGAAGTTATGTACGGGCCGGGGGCGTGACTTTTCGAGATACAAAAAACAAAGCCCCCACGGGTGGGGGCCCTGAATCGGGATTGCAAATCGAGAGTTTCAGGGCAAATCCTACACCGTGTGCCGAGCGCGTGCAACTTCGCGCCGGGCGGGAAAGATTGCAGTAGCAGTACAAATCCAGGGGAGGTCCCACGGGCCGACCGCTGATCCTGGTGGCCATAAGGCTGTTATCCGGTCAGGACAAAGGCGAAGCCGAGGCTGTGAACACGGAGTGCTGTAGGGCTCCGATCAGGCCAAAGGCCCGGTGGTATGCCAGAAAAGGGGAAATGACGGTGAGCGATTTAGTGAAGTGGTTGCTGGCTCAGTACGCCAGACATGGGGAGCTCGAGGACAAGCTGGCTGCGGATGAGATCGAGAAATACGAGAAATGGTTTAGCGACAACGCCGCGATGCTTGCTACGCACCGCATGGGCGGGTTCGAGTTTGAGACGGAAAAATACACTGACGAAGCCGTAGCGGTTGGGTGCAACGCGACCGGAGCAAATGCTTTCGTGACTTGCACATCCTGCGGTGGCCCACTTCATCCTGGCCATGTGTGCGAGACATGGCACGGACATCCACGATGACTTGGTTTTGCCCAGAAGATTTTGAGCCCGACGAAAAGAGCATGAAATTTGCCCGCAGTAAGGGACTCACAGAGGCCCAGATCGAGGACCAGGTCGACGCCATGAAGGATTACGAGTTCCAGCGAAAGCGTACCGAGTGGCAGCGGGTATTCCGCAACTGGATCAGGAGCGGAGTCGAGTGGGGAAAGATCGTGCCGGTACGTAAGCGACGGATGCCGGAGGAGGTCAGCGAGGAACAGCGCAAAGCCGATGCAGCCAAGGCGTGGGCCGAACTGAATAGGCTCAAGGCCGTGAACCGATGACCTTCCAGATCTACGTAGAGATCAACGGCATCGAGATGTCCTTCACTCAGGTAGCGCGCTATGTCCAGCGAACTCGCGGCTACCGTCTGACTCCGCGGCTTTTGCTGGAGCGGTACAAGGCGGGTCTGGGAGGGGAGATGCTGATTGAACCGCCGTCGTCGGTGAAGCCGAAGTGGCCGACTGACGTGGTGCGTGTGCCAATCAAGGGCTGGGGCGCCAGGGCATGAGCGTTCAATTGCACGAACTGAAAGGAGGCAACAGTTTCGAAGATATTGAGATCATGGCGCCGGACTACGATAAGGCATTTTACTGGATGTGGACGGAGGATGGGGATAACCGGATTGATTTCAGCAAGGATCAGATGCGGGCGCTGCGTGATTGGATCAACAGCGAGCAACTGTGATGGCCGTCACCATGCAAAAGATCGACTTCCCGAAATTCCGCGAAGGATGGGGTATTCCGCCGAATTGCTGGAAGTCGCACTACATGGTTCGTCGCCAGCTAACAAACACTGTTCGGTCGGCTTGCGGGAAACTTGAACGGGAGATTTATCACCACGGAAACGGCTTCAACGCACTATGGCACGAGGGGACCTTTGATCGGTGCAAGTCATGTCAGCGCATGAAGGCTACTCGGCCATGAGACGCGCAGCAAAAGTCGACGCGAACCAAAGGGCAATCATAAAGGCTCTGGAAAAGATCGGCTGCGACGTGGTTGTCATCGGTTACCCGGTGGACGTTCTTTGCGGGTATCGCTGCCACAACTATATGCTGGAAATTAAGAACCCGTTAGGCCGTAACAGACTGACTTCGGCACAGAAGGAATTCATCGAATCATGGCGCGGCCAGGTTCGCGTCGTTCGATCTGTCGATGAGGCGATACGACTGGTAACTGGAGCTTACGCGAACTCATGAACCAGCTCGCTCTAAGCCTCCCCGACAAACTGAAGTACCCAGATCGCTTCTGGTACTGGCTTGAGGACAACTGGCACGTATACCGTGAGTTTGAGCGAAAGGCGTTGGAAATGGCGAGGCGAGGGCGCAGGCACTATTCTGCTCGAACCATCATTGAGACGCTAAGGTGGGAGTCGGACCTTCGGGACACCGAGACCACCTGGAAAATCAATGACCACTTTACACCGGGCCTTGCGCGATTTTTCATGGAAGAGCACGGCAAGCAGTTTCCTGGTTTCTTTGAACTGAGGGATTGACTATGGCGGACGAAAAACGAGAAGAAATAACGCCTGAACTGCTCAAGACTTGGAGCGATCAGGACATTGCCACAGCCCTGCTATTCACGGCACTGGCGACCGGGGACGTAGAGGCCGCGCGCTTCTGCAAGGAAGCAGCCGAGCGCCTGAAAGCATACATGGAGCGAGCCTGACATGAGTACAAGAACCATGTTCGAGGTAACGGTTGTGGTCGGCAGGCAAGAGAAGCGAATGATCTGCGCCGAATCCGCAGAGGATGCGCGCCGTGTCGCTTCCGAGCAAGATCCGAATTGCTTCCCGTTGAGTGCCAAGTGGCACGATCCAGAAGACGATTCTCGTACAGGCGATCACACATGACCTTTCGTCGGCCGGTCCGGTATCGCACCCTGGAGATGTACTTGTTGCACCCGGACTGGTCGGCGAATTCGACATGGCTGCGTTGATGGGTGCTGCGCTGCGGGTGTCTGATTCGGTGGTGGATGACTATATTCGCGTTTGGCGCTTCGCCAGAACATATATGCCTGTGCGCATGTCTGCATGGTCTTCGATAAGTCTTCTTTGGCGTCTGATGCGTTTCGGGGTTGATGGCGTTGCGGCGATACGCGGCTTTCGACCATCGACCCATATGGATTACAATCAGATTGAGAAGGATGCTGAGCTAGTGCAGGGAATCGTTGATAAAATGCCGACAGAAATTAAAACTTCCTTTGAGGCATACCACATCGCGGTTATCAGAGACGAGCTTTGTAGGGACATGCCGCACAAGGCAAGGGCGAATATCTTGGGGATTCCAGCATCGACGTATTTTACCCGAGTGCAGGCGGGATGGCATTATCTGGCTGACAGGTTGCCGGCGTAAGTTATTGACAAGTCCGACCAAAGAGGGGTAATCTGGATTGAAGTGGGATAGTGACCTTTAATGTCAGGTTTCCGGTCTACTTTTTACAAAGATGATGGCCAAATAAGAGGCCACTACGTTTATCTTCTACTCTGCCAGGATTCTGGCGGACCGATCTACGTCAAGATCGGAGTTTCAATAAGTCCACTCGAAAGGTTCGCGCAGATCAAGGCAAATTGTGCCGTGACGCCGAAGCGTTTTGCTGTTGTGGAGCTGCGTAGCAGAAAGGAAGCTTACCGCCTCGAGAGCGAGCTTCTGGATGCTTACAAGGATTGGCGAGCGGTAGGGGAATGGCTGATTCTCAACGCTGAGGATAAAGCCGTTTTCAATGCCATCTGGAAGTTGGTTTTTGAGCGTTTTGCTCAGAAGGGCTGGCCATTGAGGTGGACGCAGTTGTCTGCACAAGCCTTAATTAAGGCTTCTCAGATGCGACAGAGATATGCAATTCTCAAGATCAAGAGGCGCGGCAAGGCTTACGCTGATTTCTTAAAAGACGCTCCGCGTCCAGCGCGCGCGTAAACTATCATTTCCACCGGTCCTTACCGGTATCAAGGCCCAGCATCGCGCCTGTAGGCAGCACTGGGCAGCCCCAACCGGGGCTTTATTCTGTATGGCGTCCACGGCCGGCCCCAAGCTAAGCCCGCCTTTCGGGGCGGGCGCTTTTTCCGATGGCACGGAATCACAATTTCGGCTCCAGTAACAAACGCAAACGAAAGCCAATGGGAAGGGAGTATCTACCGGGCAAGCGGCACCGGGATGACTGGCGGTTACGCTGGGCTTTGATGCTGAAGGGACGTGACCGGTTGCCGCCTAGAGTTTGGCTGGAGGATAGGCGATAATGGCGCTTATGGTGCGCCAACATGACATGCTATTTCTACCGATGCGGGACGCTGTACCGGATACCTTTTGGGGGTGTTCTGGAGGTCTATTGCGCCGGTAAATGGCTGGAGTGGTCAGGTGACTGAAGCGCTGGTATTGGTTGCACTGTTTGCTGTCGGCTTTGGGCTGACCTTTGCGCTGGTTCGGTTCTTTGTCATACGGGAATCAATCCGCCGTGAGAACCAGATCTTCCGCAAGATAGATGAAGATCTGGATTGGCTGTTGTCGAATTCGAAACCGATGGCTGTGCCGCCAGGAAAAGAGTGATGCGCGTCACATTTTCGGGTGTGCGGTAGTACGCGACAGGCGTTCCTGAGAGTGGTAGATTTGACCTGAAAGACAAGCGAGACCCCGGCGGCACGCCAATGCCGCCGGAGGTCTCTGACCAACCCACACCGTTGGAGGGTGCGAGATGGCTAAAACGATGTTATCCCGAAAACCGTTTCGGTTCGGGAATTTCCTTTTCCCCGTCCTGATCATGCTGGCGCTGTTACTGGCTAGCCTGCTTCCTGTGGACGTTGTCGAAACCCTGAAAACACCGCCTGCGACCGAGCAGCGGATCATCCCGTTAGGTGCCTTATGAACGTCCTTCTACCGAAGATGACGGCCGGGCAGGTCGTGCGCGGGCTTGTGGTTCAGTCTGCGTTGGCGGCGCGCGACTGCCTGCGTCGCAAGTGGATCGAGCACACCATGCCGGAGCACGAATCAGACCTGTCGCCTGACGAATGGGATGCACGTTACTGGCGGTATAAAGACGCGGGTGGCAGTGCTGAGGTCTATGAAGCGCTGATCGATCGGTACGTTCTAGAAGACTGACCAAAACCGGCAAACCATTTGAAGCCCGCCTTGCGCGGGTTTTTTTTCGCCCGAAGGAATCATGTTAAAGCGCCTACTCCTCGCCGTCCTGCTGTTCCCGTTCGTGGTGCCGATTCATGCGGAAGTGAACTTCCCACGCATAGGAGGGGCTGCGGTACACCAATGTGTCAAGGTGGTGGACGGTGTAGATGTTGCTGTTGGTAGGGCCAGCACGCTTGAAAAGAACGCGATCGCCGATTGCCTGAACGCGGCCGGTCGAGACGATCCAGACGCTCAGTATGAAGTAGTCGTCAGTTACCGCATCGGCATCAGCATCAGCGGCGATGCACGGGCGCAAATGTTCCCGTTCATTCCTGACGTTGGCGAACCAGACCCGGGAGAGCCGGGAGCGCCACCGGCCGGCTGGGCTGAGGTCCAGATTGACGGTTCCGTTCACGCGCTCGCCTCGAGTGTGCTGTCGTACACGGACCCGATTTTCACGGTCGGTGCAAACGGCGGAGAGATATACAGCACAGACGATTCGTTTGCCGCCTATTACTACACGGTACCGGCGACCGGCGATTTCACGCTGACGGCTGAGATCGTCACTGCCTCTCAGGAAGTGGTGCTGTCCAAGGGCGGGATCATGATCCGTGAGTCGCTTGGCTCAGGTTCCGCGCATTGCATGTTGGCGGTGTTCGCTCATAACGGAACGCTGGTGGACTGTCGGTCGGCAACGGACGGTGCAACCTCGACAGCATATTTCGATGGCGTTGATGTAACTCTTCCGGTCTGCTTCAGAATCGAGCGTGACGACGATATACCAAGCACTAAGTTGCTGATAAAAGCGTCCGCCGCCGACTGCTCGACCGGCACGTACACGGAGGTTCACCAGTTTTTCAATGCGTGGACCGGCTATGTGCTGCTGGCCACGTCCCCGTCTCAGACAGGGGCCATCGCCAAAAACGCAACCACCACGTACGACCAGGTAACGGTCAGCACGGCCTCGGTGACGCACACACCGGGCGATGTGGGATTCAATCCGACTGCGTACCAGATCAGTGAGGAATCGACGCCGGTTACGCTGACGGTCAGTCGTACTGGAGACGGCAACGGCGCTTGTTCTCTGGACTACGTGGTCAACGACGGTTCGGCACTTGCCGGAACCGATTATACCGACACCAGCGGTACGCTGAGCTGGACAGATTCCGAGATCGGTGACAAGACGTTCAACGTCACGATCATTGACAGGAATGGCACGGCACAGGGCAATAAGCAGTTCACGGCGGTTCTGACCAAAGACACTTGCGCCAGCGACAACCTGGACGACGCAACCGCCACCGTCACGATTCTGGATCAGGATGCAGCCGGCGCGGCATGGACTTCGATGGGGGTATGTGACTCCATCCTGACGGGCTTTTGTGTGCACGGTGCGGACTGGGATTCGTTTCTCGATACCGACCCGGATATCGAATATCGCTTCATCACCAACCGCAATACGAGCGGCGCCGGTTCGTTCGATGCGGCGGTCAGTAATTGCACCGGGAATCTACGCGCGGTCATGCCCACCATTTCAGGTTGGGTGACATACGCGATGAACAGTTTTAAGGGTGTGAGCTGCTCGAACCTTATCGTGTTGATGCAGGTAGCTCCGAATCCTGGTATGCACATGCGCGGTTTGAAGGTCACGCAAAGCGGTGCTAATCGTCAGTTGTGGATGCACTACAGTTGCTTTGCCGATTCCGATGTCGAGGCATTGTCTGCATGTCTTCAGACCGGAGCCAATAACGACAGCACAGACAGTGTCGTTAATTTGAATTACGGCTCAGTGTTCAATCTCGACAGCGGGGCGAATATCTGGAAGAACGCAGACAACGTGTCGTACGTCCAGGGTATGACCATATACCCGACCGATGTACCAGGAAGCGGCGAGAACCCCGAGATCTACTTTTTCGGGTACCTGGATGGCAGCAGTCAGGGCGCGACAGTTGCGCGCAATGTTGCAGCGCATTTTCAAGGTAGATGTCCGAAGTGGGAGGAAATGAGCGGCACGTTTTCGAATAACGTTTGCTACAACGGCACGAATAACTGGCTGCAGATAAACAACATAAGCGAGCCAGGCATTGTAATAAATCTGCTGGACAACCTGTTCATTTCAGGTGCCAACGGGGTGTCTGGACTGCCGATGCGCATTCCGTTGAGCACGGACACAATCTCTGATCCGGTGACTATTGCGCGGGTAGGCAACCGCGCTCTCGGTTGGGACGACTCAACACAGGCTGGCCTTACGGCGGATAACTCCGGCGGGGATGTCACGTTTGTTGGAACCGCGATAAGTGGCGCGCAGGCGACCGGCTACGTCTCTACTCCGATTGGTGCTGGTGATGCGGGAGAAAGAGCATTTGCCGTCGAGCTGGCTTGTGCGCAGTCAGGGCCACGCCCATCTGCTGGTCGTCTTTCGGTTTACCAGGATATTTGCGATCAGCTCGCGAACCGCTACGACAGTGCGACACCGATTGGCGCAAGTATTGGACCGGCCTCCGACATCGGCTATCCGAGTGTTGCGAACAATGGCCCGTGCGATCCGTTCATAGAGGACAGTTGCGGAACAGGTAAGCCAGCATTGCCACCCGAATCGACGGTCACGGTAGAACAGTTGCTGGAATACTCAAGGGCCACGCATTGCGCCGTGTCGACGGCAGGGTCGACCGGATGTTGAAGCAACTATTAGTCCTGTGCTTGCTGCCATTGCCAGCATTTTCTCAGGTCGTCATCGAGAGCAGCGAAGTCGTTGTCAACACGACTACTGGCTTGGAAGATAGTCTCACCGATTCGGCAATCGTTCTTCCCGCTGGCACGGATGCGTTGCTTGTGTGCGCTGGTACTGGCGGTAACCTTACCAACCCTGCCGCAACATGGAATACCAGCGAGACCCTGACTCAGGTAGGCATAACGACACTTAGCGGTAATGGCGCGGATGCCGGTGTGGCGGCCTTTTGCCTGCTGTCCCCAACGGTCACGACAGCAGACCTGGTGTTTACGTTTGACAGTATTCACAACGCCATATGGATGACGACGCATGCTCTGTCTGATGTCGATCAGACCAGTTGTGCTGCGTCTATGACTGAGCTCGACGAGGATGTTGACGATGCAGCAGCGTCTACTACTGCTGTTTTTTCAGAGCTTGGTGCTTCCGGAAATCTCGGGTTTATCTGCACCAACATGGTTAGCTCGAACGCCACGGCCTCTAACGATGCGGCATGGGCCGAGATATTCGAAAGCAATACTGGTGGAGGCGCTGGCGGCAGCACTGAGGATTTTTCTTTCAATGTCATATCCGGTGATTTGCCGGAAGCGGTCACGGTCACCATCAGTGAGACCGACGAACACGCGGCGCTCTACATGAGCGTGGCCGCTGCCGCTGGGGCCGCGCCAAGCGCCGCAGTCTTACGAAGGAGGCGCATGTAGTGCGTAAGCTGGCCCTTTTACTGTTGCTTCCTGGATTGCTGAACGCTGAGACGTTCTATCGCGCGAACGGCGCGACCAGTGTCACGCTCGGCGATATCTGCGTGCCGGCAGCGGACGGCATTCAGTTCTTCGCGCTCGATTTCGACACCACGAACCTGACTATCGTCATCAGCGCACAGGGCGACGGGGTCGACACGGAATTCACCTATACCGCAGGCAACATTGACGATTACGACGGCACCCCTCCTGCCTGGGGTGCACCCGCAACAAGCGCCATTGAGGTCGAAGCTCAAGCGATTCGATGCGTAAAGCTGCACATCCGGGACGAGGTGTTTGCGGTCTCCGGTGCAAGCGAATGGTCTATTCGATTCTACGACGCCACCACCGACGCGATCATGGACTGGCACGCACAAGTCCTTGCGTTGGGTACGAGTGCCGATATCACGTCTGCCTCTACCACCGCCCTGACCAATTTTGGCACCGCAACTGAGGCGAACGTAGATGCGGTCGAGGCCAAGGTCGACACCGTCGATACGGTAGTCGATGGCATAGCGGTCGAGACCGGGCAGATCGGAACTGCTACCGATACCGATATTGCGACGGACATAGCAAACGTCTTGGCAGACACCGCCGAGATCGGCACGGCCGGCGCAGGTCTCACAACAGTTCCGTGGAATGCCACATGGGATGCCGAGGTCGAGAGCGAGGTCGAGGACGCGGTCGGGGCTGACGTCACCGCTATCTTGCTTGATACCGGGACCACCATCCCCGGCACGATCACGACCATCGACACAGAGATCGGGGTCATCGACACCAACGTCGACTCGATTCTGGTCGATACGGCGACCACGCTCGACAGCAAGATCAACGCGATCGACGACTACCTAGATACAGAGATAGCGGCGATCCTTGAGGACACAGGCACTACGCTGCAGACCAACATTGCTCTGATGGCGTCTGGCATCATCTCGTGTCAGGCAGAGACAGGCACTCTGTCTACGACGGTTGCGACGACGAACCTGACCGGTTATGGGGCCGATCAGTTGATCGGCCGGGTCATCATCTGGCTGAGCGGGAATGCAGACGGGGAAGCATCTCCAATTACCGATTACGCATCTACCAATGGAACCGTTACGTTCGAAGCATTGACCACGGCTCCGGGTAACGGGGACCTTTGTAAAATAATCTGAGATGGCAGAGGGCGTCACACGGCACGGCCCATCGGGCACGCCATCTCTGCCGTATGGCGATTTCTCCGGGAAGGTAGCGCAGACAGGCGAGGCAGATATCGGGGCACAGACGTTCCCGAATGTGCCTATACGTAGTTTCCGCATTGACCTGAACGAAAACAAGTCGATCACCGAGAGCGTATTTACGCGGCGTCGGCAGATCACCTCGCTGTCGAACGGTACCTCGGATAGGTGGGAAGGTCTTCTTACCACGCCGATTCTGTCCCAGGCGAACGTGCGGCTATTCATGAACTTCATGGTAGTGACGGGCTTGCATGGCCTGTTCACCATCACGCACCCGGACTACACCGGACCGGCGAGCGTAGAGAGCGACGGGTTTGTCAATGGTGCCAGCCAGAAAGGCTCACAACTTGCCGTCGATGGATTCACTGCGGATACCACGATTCTGTTTGAAGGTGAGTGGTTCCAGATCGGCAACGAACTGAAGCGCATGACCGCAGATGCGACCACAGATGGTACAGGCGCAGTCACTTTGAATTTCAAGCCACCGATACGGGTATCTCCCGGAGACGGTGATGACGTGATCCTGAACAACCCGCTATTGACGGCCGAACTGACCACCATTCCTGGAGAGGAAACCGACTCGCTGAGAATGATGGCGTTCACGATTGCATTTCAGGAAGCTCTGATCAGTGACTAGGAGATTACTTTGAAGAACCTGTTTCTTGTTGGTTTGCTGTTGCCGGCCTTGTGTTTCGGTGCCGAAATCACGTTTACACCAGAAGAACTGGCCGAGATTGAGGGTGCGCCTGGTCCGCAGGGCGATCAGGGGCCTTCCGGTCCGCAGGGTTTGAATGGTTCGGTCGGCCCTCAAGGAGCTGACGGAGCAGACGGCACGCGCATTACCGAACTCGCAGGTACGTGCTCTGCTGACATCGGGGGCGAGGTCTTCGAATGGGCTTGTAGCGAAGCCGGTGCTGTTCCAGATCCTGACCCGGAGCCCGAGCCTGAACCAGATCCCGCATGTTTCGATGGCTGCGAGCCATTCGGTAGCGGCAATTTCGAGTGCGCAGACCGGCAGCCACAGGCGTGCTGGACCGACACTCATAGCGAGCGCCAAGGGCCTGCCGGATTCTGGATCTATGAGGTCGGCGGCGAACCGGAACCCGGCCCAGAGCCCGAGCCGGAACCCGAGCCAGGTCCCGATCCGGACCCAGGTCCTGATCCCGGTCCTGATCCCGATCCGGAACCAGGTCCCGATCCAGATCCCGGCGAGCCTTCTGCATACCGCGGCATTCCCGATCCGAGCGCGTATTTCGGCTATGACGTGTATGCCAATTACCCAGTTGATTTGGTTGTTACTGGAAACACAGCAACGATCTCGGGTCAGGGAACGGCGTCGGACCCGTATTTCGTGGACGCAACCGGTCTTAGTCGCAATGGTGGCCTCACGATCAGCGGTAGCTACGTCATTGTGCAGGGCGGCTTTGTCGATTATCCGAACACCGATGGCCCGGCATTGAGCTTTGGTGAGGGAACAACGTCCTGTCAGTTCTGTACCGTCCGAGACATGGAAGTATTCGGCAGTGACGCGAATTTCGATGCAGGTCATGACGCTGCGGTAGGGCTTGGCAGTAATAACGTCTGGCTGCGCGGCAGCATTCACGGCTTTGGTGATCGTCGCATCGATGCACAGGAACAGGACTATCACGGAATAAAAACATTCGGTCCTAATGTCTGGATTCTCGACGCCGAGATCTACGATGTAAGCGGTGATTCAGTTCAGGTTGGCGATGCCAGTCGTGGTGCTGCGAGTAACGTTTACATCGGCGGCGGCTACATGCACCACAACCGCGAGAACGGCATTGATGTGAAGGACTCGCGAGACGTGGTGGTTTCCGGAGTGAAGATGGAAGGATTCCGCCCGACCGCATCAAGCCCCGGAGAGGCGTTCATCATCCACGATGATGCCTTCGACGCAAAGATTCTCGACAACGTCATTCTGGATGCTACGCGCGGGATAGTGTCTTCCGGCGCGTCGGGTCATCTGATAGAGGGCAATAACATCACCGCTCTGGCCGTTGGCATCGAACTGCGCAACACGGGCAACATCACGGTGCGGGACAACACCATCTCAGCGCCGACCTGTGTCAACAGGCAGGGCGGAGTGACCGGAACGGTGCAAACCGGTTGTCAGTGATCGCGCATGGCTGTCGAGCTATTTTTACTCCCGATGGAGGGAACGGGCACGCCTGAAGATCCGATTCGGGCCAAGTATGTTATCGATCCACAGATAATCCGCCAGGGCACGATTAGGTTATCCAGGGTAGACCATGCGGTCGTGATGATCGAAGCAACGCAGGCGTATCTTGACTTTGTGCGGAGTCAGGCTGACGCCATCTCTCTCGCTACAGCACAAACAATCGATAGCACAATAAACGGCGGGCAGCGCAACACGGTTCGCGATTGGTTGGAGAACAGGGGCATTCCGGCCCTTTGGATTCAGATCGGAGAGACACGCCGGCAAGTGATTCGCGGCCTGATCGGTATGTTTCTGATCTCGCAGCGCCTTGAGGGTAAATTCGGGGAGGGATTCAGGCAGCGAGCTGCGCGACATGGCATAACCCTTGCCACGCAATGGTCGAATTTGCCGAGGGCTGCGCAGGATGAGCTGCTAGACGTCGCTCGAGAGTTCGGCATAGAGAACCCCGGGCTTACGGCTACATCGCCGCTCCGTGATGTGCTGAAAGTGCTCGGCGAAGGTATGCAGAACCGACGCTTCATGCTGTGCGGGATTGAAGTCTGATGGCATACGGCGAGAGCTTATCGCCGGTCGCCAGCGATGCGTTTACCTCAATCGGCGGGGATTGGGAGCAGGGGCCGGGCAACTTCAATCCGATGTCCGTTACCGCAGGAGATGCGCATCCTACCAGCGCAGGTTCTCAAGCGGCCATACGGCGAATCACCGAAACGTTCGCTGACGATCAATACTCGCAGGCCATCTCAGGAGGGCAGACGCAGGGCCTGTCGGGTGTAGTCGTTCGTATGGCGGCAGCCGGAAACGCCTGCTATATCGGCACATCGCGCCAGTTCGATTCCAACTGGACGTTGATGGAGTACAACACGTCCGGCCCTCCGACCGGATTTGCGCTGATCGCCTCGAACGCGACCAATTGGGCGCTACTGGTAGATGGCGACATGATCCGCATGGAAGCGGAAGGGACCGAGCTCAGGTTCGGTTCAGATCGGACCGGGACCGATTTCGAGCGAATCAACACGACAGACGCCACGCTCACAACCGGCGATGTGGGCATATACGGCCTGGGAAGTGTTGGTACGAACAACCGCTTTGATAGCTGGGAAGGCGGGGACATTGGTGGCGTTGTAAACGATATCGACGCCACCGGTGCACAGACATTCGGGTCGTCTGCCGATCTCAATGCTACCGGTACTCTGGTATCGGTAGGCGCTCAAGCGTTCACTGATAGTGCTGACCTTGATGCGATTGGGTCATTGGCAGCGTCTGATGCGCTTTCGTTCACAACCTCGGCAGATCTCGAAGGCGTTGTCGGTAGCGATATAGCCGCTGTTGGAGCCGTCTCATTTGCCGGTTCTGCCGATCTCGATGCGGTCGGAACGCTACAGGCTGCCGCACAGGTTGTATTTGCGGACAACGCAGATCTGGCGGCTACCGGCACGCTCGATGCGTCTGCTGCTGTCAGCTTTGCAGGTAGCGCGGCTCTGGATGGGGCCGGTGTACTCGCGTCGGTCGGGGCATTGGTGGTTGCCTCGTCGGCTGATCTGGATGCCACGGGCAGTCTGGTTGTTTCGGCTACGGTCCAGTTCGCATCGAGCGCCGATCTTGATGCAACAGGATCTCTGGCGGCCATCGGTGCGCTGTCGTGGGCCTCCAGTGCTGAACTGGTTGATGCTGGCTCGAATGAACTGGCTGCTATCGGGTCGGTTTCGTTCTCGTCTTCTGCCGATCTGGATGCGGTTGGTGCGCTGGCATCGACGGGCGCGCAAGCCTTCGGCGCTGTTGCCGATCTTGACGCTACCGGTGCTTTGTCCGCGTCAGCATCGCTGGGCTTCACTGAAGATGCCGACCTGTCTGCTGCCGGTTCTCTGGCTGCTGCGGGCGTTCTCGCGTGGTCCAGTACGGCAGATCTGGTCGATGCAGGATCGAACGAACTAACTGCCGCTGCACAGCTATCGATTACAGGGTCTGCCGATCTTGACGCAATCGGTGTTCTCGCTGGCCTCGGCGCGCTGACCTGGGGTAGTTCCGCCAACCTCGCATTGTCAGCGGACCTGCAAGCTGCCGGAGTCACGACATTCGGGTCTGTCGCGGACCTTGATGCCATCGGTGTACTGCTAGCTCAAGAATCACTGGCAATTACCGGAGTCGGCGTACTCCGTGCCATTGGTTCGATCGTGTCATCTGCTGGTATCGCATGGGGATCGTCAGCGGCTCTGGTCGATGCCAATGGGATACGAGTATTCGGAACGGTTGCATCGGTTAGCGAGACGCACCTGAACGCAAGTCTCAGTGCATCGTCAAGGCGCGCGACGCTGAGTTCATCGGTTAAAAGCGCGACAGTAAACTAGGAGAAATATTGATGTCTGCCGTAGATTCCTTCGAAACCGCATTGCTCGAATTGCTCTTTAACAACACCGCCATTGCCAATATCGGTGATGCCACCGGATTGCCAGCAACGGCTGACCCAGGTAGCACTCAACTTGCTTTGGCGACTGTTGCGTACATCGACGCCGATACTTTGCTGACGGCGGACGAGGTGGCCTACACCGGCTACGCGCGGCCGCTGCAGGCCAGAAGTTCGGCCGGTTGGACCGTCAGCGGCGACACGGCCGACAACGCTGCATTGATCCAGTTCGGAGAAATGACAGCTGGCGGCCCTGACACGGTCGTACATCTCGGACATGGCTTTATCGCTACCGGAGACGTGTTGCGATTACACGCCGATCTGAACGCAGACCTTGTGATCAACGACGGGGTAAATCCTCAGTTCGCTATCGGCGCGCTAGCTTGGACGCTCGCATAGATTCATGCAGTCCAAAGAGATAGGCGAGAAGATTCTGTGCAAAACGCCGTACGGAGTGCGCGTTGAAGGGACTATTGTGGTCATGACCATCGGTACCAAGTGCGTTCGCATGGAATACGCTGTTGCACTGAAACTGTCAGCATTTCTGCGTTACTCAGGCAAGTTGGCAAAACGTGCTGCCGGCGATGAAAGCAGGATGTTTACGGTAGTCGCTGACCTCACGGATGCCAACCTTGACGAGCTACAGGCTCAGCGGTCCAGAGATGGAACGGCTGTATTCAATGGCAAGGTACCCGGCTGATGGAGCTATCAGGCCCGGTCAGTGGCCATTTTTTTGCCGGTAACGACCACGAATGGGAGTTCACCGTCACCGAGGACTCGGTAGCAGTCGATATCACCGGCATGACGTTCCGCTTTGTCATGGCCAGGCGTCCTGGTGGCACCGATGTTCTGAGTACGGAATCATCGCCCGTCACGGCAGTAGCGGCTGAAAGCACACCCCTGACCGGTAAGTTCACCATCACCGTGACCAATGCAGATACCGAGGGCTTGCTGGGCACATACCAGTTTCAGGCTCAGGTAGAGGACTTGTCAGGCAACAAGAGCAACGTGCTGCATGGGTACTACACGTTCAAGGCCAACATGATATGACCGTTGCCAGTAACGACCTGGCACGCGAGATATGCGCGGCCCTTGGCATACCAGTGACCATGGTCCGGTCTATACGCATTGACATGCAAGCCTTTGAGCCAGCAAGGATCACTATCGAGCGGCTGTTCCAGGACAATGAAACCAATGCAATCACAGAGGTACTCGAACGATACACGCTCCAGTCCGACGCTGTACGGACGCAGGTGGGGGAAGAAAAGAGCGGCACAGTTGGAAATAGAGCCGTTCTGCAGGCTGTGTGCCAGCACGGGCCACATGACCAGGGCGACGGTAGCTGACCATATCGAGCCACACAAAGGCGATCCTGTGGCCTTCTGGAACAACGAACTGCAGAGCCTGTGCGACACATGCCACAACGCAGTCAAACAGGCACAGGAGAAGACTGGCCACCTACGCGGGTGTGATCTCGATGGTGTGCCTCTCGACCCTAAGCATCACTGGTCAACATAGAACACAAGGGAGGGGCGGGGTCGACGCTGCAGACTCTCGTTTCGGAAACCGCCGCTGACCTTTTTTAGGGCTATTTCACGACAAATGAAGACACAACGAGGCAGGAAATCAGCCGCGTCATTGGCCGTGGTGTCCGAGATTGCGGACCGCAGGCCGGTGCCGCCTGTTGGCTTAAGTGACATGGAATCGTCGCTCTGGCGTTCGATTACGTCGACAAAACCACCTGAATGGTGGGACGCGGGCTCGATTCCGTTGCTGGTTGAGTATTGCCGGCTGAAAACGAGCGTGGATCTGATGGCTGACGAGGTTTCTGTATTCGATCCTGAGTGGCTTAAGACGGACGATGGTCTGAGACGGTACAAGGAACTGAGTGCGATTCGGGATAAGTGTCAGGGTCGCATGACGCAGCTCGCGATGAAGATGCGATTGACACAACAGGCCCGTTATGAGCCAGCGAAGGCGAACACTGCGGCTAAAAAGACACCGGCGCAGAGGCCGTGGCAAAGCGGGGGTTAAGCCGGGGAGCCAGAAATGTCCGGTGGATTGAAACTTACTGCCGGATCCCGGAAGGAAAGTTTGTAGGCCAGCCGGTCAGGCTGAGGCCATGGCAGCGCAAGATCATACGTGGCATATACGACAGTCCGACCCGAAGGGCGATCGTGTCGTATGGCCGGAAAAACGCCAAAACCACATTAGCTGGCTTTTTGCTGTTGCTGCATTTGTGTGGGCCGGAGGCAAAGCAAAATAGCCAGTTGTTCAGTGCGGCGCAGTCGCGTGACCAGGCTGGCATCCTGTTTGCTCTGGCGGCGAAGATTGTCCGTATGTCACCGGACCTGTTTGCTGTGGTTGGTGTCAGGGACAACGCGAAGCAGTTGTATTGCGAGGAGCTTGGCACCCTGTACCGGGCGCTTTCTGCGGAGGCGTCTACCGCTTACGGCTTGTCTCCGGTGTTCGTGGTCCATGACGAGCTCGGGCAGGTCAAGGGTCCGCGGAGTGCCCTTTACGATGCACTCGAGACCGCGGCCGGTGCCCAGGAGGACCCGCTTTCGATCGTGATCAGCACGCAGGCGCCGACTGACGGCGACCTGCTGTCTATTCTGATCGATGACGCAGCCGCAGGACACGACCCACGAACCAAGCTGTTCATGTGGTCTGCGCCAGAAGAGATTGACCCGTTTTCACGCAAGGCAATGAAGGCTGCTAATCCGGCTCTCGGCGATTTCCTGAACGAGCGGGAGGTAAAGGAACAGTCGGAAGCGGCTCGCAGAATGCCGGCGCGGGAGTCTGCTTATCGAAATCTGGTGCTGAACCAGAGAGTGAATCAGTTGAGCCCGCTGATTCCCGCGGCTATTTGGAAGATGAACAGCGATCAGCCGTCGGAACACGCTTTTCTGGCCGGCCCGGTACGTATCGGGCTGGACCTGTCTGCCCGTCACGATCTGACCGCATTGGTGTACGAGGCTGAACTGGACGGCGTCCATCACGTCAGGGCCGAGTTTTTCGTACCGCTGGACGGTTTGGTCGACCGATCGATGCGTGACCGCGTGCCTTACGACCTTTGGGTGCAGCAGGGATATATCACGGCTACCCCTGGGGCGTCGGTCAACTACGAAACGGTGGCGATCCGGTTGTGCGAGCTGTGCGACGACTACGACGTACAGAGCATCGCCTTTGACCGATGGCGGATCGATGTCCTGAAGGCTGAATTGACTCGCTTGGGCGTGGAGCTGCCCCTGATTCCATTTGGACAGGGGTTTAAGGACATGTCGCCTGCCATAGATGCGCTGGAGAGCGAATTGATGAATGGAATGGTTCGCCACGGCGATAACCCGGTGTTGAAGATGTGCGCTGCGAATGCGATCGCAGACACGGATCCTGCTGGAAATCGCAAACTGAACAAGGCGAAGAGCACTGGACGTATCGATGGGATGGTTGCATTGGCGATGTGCATGAACCATCCGATAGAGGTTCCTGAACAGGCCGTGTCCGGCGGGTTCGTCGCGCTATGAGGTGGCCCTGGGAGAAGAAGGACGTAAGCCTGGACACCATGCTGCGGAACATCGCCATGATGGCGATGACCACCTCCGGCATCTCGGTTACGCCCGAGAATTGCATGAGGTCGCCGACCGTTCACGCGATTGTAACGGCGGTGCAGAACCGGCTTTTGATCTCTCCGTTGCACGTTCTGCAAAAGGCCGAGAGCAACGGTCGAGCGACTAAGGAGGAACTGCCAGGTCACCCGGTAGCAAGGCTTTTGAACAGGCCGAACTCGTGGCAAACAAGGGAGGAGTATATCGGGGACGCGGTGTCCAGTTTGATCCGTCATGGCCGTTTTCACGCAAACATAGGCCGCGGTTCAACTGGCCCCATTCGTGAACTGATCCCGCTCCAAGCCGGTCGTGTTGAGGTCAAGCAAGACGAGCAGTGGCGCGTGACGTTTCGCTTCGACTCCACAGATATCCCGTTCTCCAAGATGCACTACGTGCGGCTAGGCGCGCGGAATTTCTACAAGGGCGACTCTCCAGTCGAGGACATAGCGGAATCCATTGCTCTGGAGATAGCAGCAGAGCAGTTCGGAGCCGCATTTTTCGGCAATGGTGCCTTGCCCATGGTGCTTTTCAAGCTCATGGAAGGATTCAAGGATTTCAATACCAAAGAAGAGAAGGAAAAGTTTCTAAGCGAATTTCAGCAGGAGTTTGCCGGTAAGAAAAAGCTGTCTGCCGGGATGCTGCCCAAAGGCATGGACTACGACACGATCACCATAGAGAACGACAAAGCGCAATTCATCGAGACGCGCAGATTTATCCGCACCGTGATCGCAGGTGCCCTTGGGGTTCCACCGCATCTTGTTGGCGATCTGGAGCGTGGCACGTTCAACAACGTGGAACAGCAGGACACGGACTTCACTATCAACGTGATCATGCCGATTGCCAAACGATTCGAGTCCGCAATGGAGCGAGATCTGTTGACTGATGACGACCGCAGGGGTGGCGTGATCATCCGCTTCAACCTGGATGCAGTTCAAAGGGCCGACATCAAGACCCGCAGCGAAGCGCTGAAGATCGAGCGCGATGCTGGGGTCATCAACGCAAACGAATGGCGCGAACAGACCAACCGAAATCCAATTTCAAAGGAAGACGGCGGCGAGGACTACATCAGGCCGTTGAACATGGCTAAACCAGGCGAGGAGCCGGTTAAAAAGCCAGTGACAGATGGGGTGCCTGGTGGAAACCGTTGAGTTTACTTATCGGGTCAGTGCCGGACTACCTGCGCAATGGCAGGAAAAGCTCCGGTCGATGATTCAGGCGACCAAAGGACGAACGGAGAGACACATGAGCGATGGCATTAAGTACCTGGCAGTCCCGTTCGAGATCAAGGCCGCGAATGGTGGCGAAATCGAAGGGTACGGGTCCGTTTTCGGAAACGTCGATCTCGGTGCCGATATTGTAATTCCTGGCGCGTTTGCCAAGTCCATAGCCGAGCATGAGAAGAACGGGACACGGCCTAAGATGCTGTGGAACCACCGTTCTCTCGATCTTCCGATAGGGGCGTGGGAAAAATTCGGCGAAGACGATAATGGACTTTACATGAAGGGCAAACTTGCAGACACACAAATGGGCAGGGACGTTCGCACACTGGCAAAGATGCGAGCCATCGACACCATGTCCATCGGTTATATACCGGTGGAGGTTGATTACGACAAAAGAGGCAATCGCCTGCTGAAAGAAATCGAATTGTACGAAGTATCTCCGGTGAATTTCGCGATGAACCCTGCGGCAGTTATTGCAGGCGTGAAGTCGCAGTTTGCCGGGGCTAGGGATCTGGAAAAGCACCTACGCGAGGTAGGTTGCTCGCAAAAAGCTGCGAAAGATATTGTGCATGATCTGTTGGGCTCCGGCGCGAGGTTGGACTCCGATCAACGCGAGGTTGATGACGATCTGCTGGAAGCGGCCAAGCAACTTAATGACGTTGCGACCGCCGCATTGATACGTTCTCAACTCAGGAGACAACGAAATGGGAAATCCCATTGTAGAGGAGATGCAGAAGCTCGGTGAGACGGTTACCGAGTTTCAGAAGACCAACGACGAACGCCTTGAGGCCATGGAGAAGGGCAATCAGACCCTTACTCAGGAACTCGAGCAGAAGCTGACGAAGATCAGCAAGGATCTGGACTCGTCCCAGGCGAAGCTTAAGGCCATGGAGGCCGAAGAGGCGAAGAAACAGGCGCGCATCGAGATGCTGGAAGCGCTTGCCGACCGTCCGCGCGGAACACCGGAGGAGATCGCTCGTAAGGAATACAACGACATGTTCTTCAAGGGACTGCGTGTCGGGTTCCAGGACAGCACCATCAATGGCAAGTTGCGCGATCTGTCACAGAAAGACGTGACCATCGGAAGCAACCCTGGCGGTGGTTTTGCCCTGCCGAAGGAAATCGGTGCCTCGGTCGATGCTCTGCTTCTGAAGTTGTCGCAGGTCGTGAACAACGTGAAGAACATTCGCGTTGGCACGAGCGACTATCAGGAGCTGGTGTCGATTCATGGCGGAACGTCGGGGTGGGTGGCGGAAGCCGGTACCAGGTCTGCAACCGGAACGCCGAACCTGAGGAGCCGTAAGCCGACCTGGGGCGAGCTTTATGCGTACCCGCAGGTTTCCGAATGGTCGATCCAGGATATCCAGTTCAATGTATCGGACTGGCTGGTCAACGACATCTCGGAGGGCATGTCGAATGCTCTGGCGTTGGCGATCTACAGCGGCGACGGTTCCGACAAGCCGACTGGTATGACCGATACTGCGCCTGTATCAACCGATGACCATGCATCTCCGCTTCGTGATGCTGATGCTTACGAGTACATCGCGGTCACCAGTTCTCCGCAGGCAATCAATGCGGATAACGTCATCGACCTGGTGTATGCGTTGAACCCGCGTTATCGAAGCAACGCCAAGTTCGCAATGAACACGGTGACGCAGGGCTTCATGCGGAAGCTGAAAGACACGAACGGCCAGTATCTCTGGCAACCGAGTCTGCAGGTCGGCCAGCCTGACCGTCTGTTGGGCTACGAGGTATTCACCTGGGAGAACCTGAGCAATCCCACCACGGGCGATGGCTTTGCTATTGCCTTCGGTGATTTTGCACGGGCTTACCTGCTGACCAGCCGTACGGAACTGATGATACAGAGCGAGTCCGTGACCAATCCTGGTTACGTTCGCTTCTATGTGCGTCGGCGCTACGGCGGAACTGTTCTTAATAATGACAGTTTGAAGCTACTGAAACTCGCCGATACTTGATCGGTGCTTGAGGTTGTTTCTCCCCGGTGGCGGTCATGTATCGTGGCCGCGCCGGGGCCTTCTTTGGTACCGGTTCGTCATCATCCGATCATTGTTGTACAGGATGCCTATCGCTTGATCCCATGGGCGGACGTTCTGTATGGCTGTGAGCCGAGATGGTGGAAGTATCACGATGGAGCGTTCGATGGTGAGAAGTGGAGCACCCACGAAGGTCGAAGATATTCATCGAACGACAAGACAGAGGCACACGAGAAGTGGAAAGTGCATTGTGTGCAAGGCGCTCATGGTTCCACGTTTTCACTTGATCCATCGGTTATCAACTACGGCAGCAACTCGGGATTTCAGGCGATCAACCTGGCGATCCTGTTCGGCTGTGAGCACATCATCCTGATCGGCTTCGACATGCAGAAGACCGGCGGGAAATCGCATTTCTTCGGTGAGTATCCGAGGGAATTAGAATCAGGTACTCGTTACACTGAATTTGCAAAGCACTTTGACGTGGCGGCGAAAAAGCTGCCGGCGCATATCAGGATCGTGAATGCCACACCTGTCAGCGCGTTGCAGTGCTTTCCAAAGATGACCTTTGAACAGGCACTCGAGGAGCAACATGAGTTACACCATAAAACTGACACAAGACTGGCCAATACAGGGCGGTTTTCTGTCGAAGGGCAGGTACAAGGTGCCTGAGCAGATTTCCGAAAGCATGGCCCGCAAGGCACTCAGAGAGGGATACGCGGACAAGGGTCTCCCGGTTCTGTCCCTGAAAGGGGTAAAGAAAAAGACCGCACGAAAGCGATAAAGAGGATTATCAATGGCTATTATTTACGTTTGCGATCGTTGCGGGACTCAGAAAAAAGCCATCGAGTCTCAGGAGGCGCATTTTAGTGGCGGTCTGTGCGAGCCGTGCGCCAAGAAAGGTGAGGAGATTGACGCCGCGGTGCGTGACTGGCATCTGAAGGTGCGACGAGCCTATCAGTTGCGCGAGCCGTATCCGAAGCCGCCTGAATTTGTGTGAAAGATATTGACTATGCTCTGACCATTGGTCATAGTTAGGGTTGAAGCCATGGCGTAGGGTCGTGGCGTATGGAGATCGACCGATGATTAAGAAAACCCGTATTGAAATCCAGCCGCCTAACTTTCAGGTAGTCAAGCTCAGGCTGGAAGGCGTTAGCCCGCTGATGCTTCATAAGTTTTCTGAGAAATCCAGAAAGCAAATGGAGGAAACGCAGCAGGCTGAGAGCAAAACGAAGAAGAAGCGCGCACCGAAGGATTACAAAGCAGAATATCTGGGTGCGAAATACATCAGCACGGCGAAGTGGGAAGGTATTCCGGCCTTGTCAATTCGAGCGGCGATGATTCGTGCTTGTTCGAATGTCGATGGCTTGCCGATGACAGTTGCCAAGGGTGCATTCTTCATCAAGCCTGATGGCTTCGATGTAACGGATGGCACGCCACTGGTAAGGATTCATGGTAAGTCTGTGCATGATACCCGTCCGGTAAGGCTTGAGTCTGGCGTAACGGATCTGAGGAATCGTCCCAGATACGATTCCTGGGCTTGCGAAATCGCAGTTGAATTCGATGCTGACCTTGTATCCGCCAATGATGTTGCGAATTTGTTGGCGAGAGCCGGAACACAGATCGGTGTTGACGAACTTCGTCCGTTCGGTCGCAAGTCATTCGGTGGTGACTTTGGGATGTGGTGCGTCAAGAATCCGAAGAAAGGGAGGAAGGCCACTTGAAAAATCGAATCTATAAGTGGCGCAGACACCTCAATGGCGACGCTCAGGCTATCGGCGAATGGCTTGAGTCACTGCCGGATATGTCCGCAGAGCGGATTATCAAAGAGGCGCGAAAGATTCGATCACCGGCTCACGCGATCTTCGAGTGGAGTGACACGGAGGCCGCGCACCAGTTTCGAATGGTGCAGGCGCGTGTCATGGTTCAATCATTGCACGTCGAGATTGTAGACGCGCAAAACGAAGTGATCGAGGTCAACGCCTTTATCCAATCGGCAGATCGCGGCAGGTACGTGCCGTTATTCAAGGCAACCGAGGACGAGGTTACGGCAGCCGAAGGTCGGTTTCTTGATCTTATCAGTCGCCTTGAGTCTAGATACGCTCATTTGCAAATGGCAAAGCCGGTTATTCTGGCGATACGTCAAGTTCGGAATTCAGCTTCGCGAAAGAAACGCAAGGCTGCATGACAAGGCAGACATGGGATGGCATGGTCAGGCCCGGCAAGGCGTGGCTGGGAAAGGCACGGTTAGGTGCGGTAAGACTTGGCAGACGTGTCGAGGTATGGATGGTAATGTTGGGTACGTTCCGTAGGGGTTCGGTGCGGCAGACATGGTTTGATCTGGTGGGGTGATCTTTGGACGGGCGAGGTCTGATGTGTGCTGGTGGGGCAGATGCGGTCCGGCACGGCTTGGTGGTGTATGGAATGGTTAGGAGCGGTTAGGTCCGGTAAGTTTGCGGCAGATTTGGTTAGGTTTGGCGCGGTCTGGCAAGGCGCTGTGAGGTTAGGTCGGGTGCTCTAAGGCGCGGCAGACAAGATGTGTCATGGTCAGTTCAGGCGGGGTCAGTCGGGGTCGTTGGGGTTAGGTAGTGTCTGGCAGGTATGAAAGGCGAAGAACTCAAAAAGTTACGTTATGAGCTTAACCTGTCACTTGCTGATGCTGCCAGGCAGGTGGAGGTTACTCCGAGAACGTGGGCGCGCTGGGAATCGGGTGAACGCTCGATTCCCAGAGGCGCTATCAAATTGTTTTACATGGTAAACAAGCTCGGCAAGCCGCCGGACGAATGATCACTATCTGTTGTGTTGCGACTGGTCCGTCACTGACCGTTGCACAAATCGATGCCGCGCGTAGTCGCGGCTTTTTGTTGTTCGCGTGTAATAACGCTTTTCAACTGGTACCCGATGCAGCGCTGTTATATGGATGTAATTATTCCTGGTGGTCACATTATTGGACGCAAGTTAAGGATTTGCCGGCAGAGAAGTGGACGACTAACAGACAGGCGGCTGATGAATTCGGGATTAACTGGATTGCTGAGCGGAATGCCAAGGGGCTGTCGACTGACCCGGACGTGATTCACCACGGATTTGGATCAGGTTTTTCGCTGGTGTCGATGGCATATCGAGCAGGTGCAAAAAGCATTCTCCTGTTGGGCTACGACCTGAAATTCGCATCTGACTACGACGGTCGGTCTAGACAAATTGGATCAACGCCGCGTCATTTTTTCGGCGAATATCCGCCACAAATGGCACATTGGCCCAGCGTGCAAGTACGGCATGGCGTACACATCGGACTGGTGGAACTGTACCGGTCGATACATGAGCAGGGATTGGTCGAATTGATTTGTGTGACACCGCATTCCGCGCTTGAAGGTGTGATTCCGTCGATGGACATATCCGATGTTGTCTGACGAAGCCATGCTTAAGCGCATGGCTAAAGGCTGGAGGGGAGGGAAACCTGAAACAATCTGCGGTAACGGTTCAACGCTGAGAAGCACAGATAATATTCGCCGATGGCTTCCATCTGTTGTGAAGCGATACGGAATTATGACGCTTAACGACGCCGGTGCTGGCGATATGAACTGGATTCGACAGATCAAGTGGGATGTCGAATATCGACCGTTCGACCTGGTTCCTAGAGCAGAAACAGTGACCAAACTCGATATTACCAACGAGGCCATGCCGCTAGCAGATGGTCTGTTGTGCAGGCACGTACTGAATCATCTTGATGCGCCGCGCATTGAGGCGGCGCTTGCGCTATTCAGGAAATCGTCGAGGTACCTGATAGCAACACAGTTCGACTGGTACGACGGCAACAAGGAATTCACCCGTCTGGATCTCCGCGCGTACCTCTGGGATTACATTGAGAGCGTCAACGATGGCGGAGCAGATGGCTGCAAACTTGCAATCTGGTCAATCTGATTTAGGGCCTTTCCACAATCGACTGGCTGAGTGGGAGCTGTACCAGCCATTGCAGGGCGAGTCGATGCTGGAGCTTGGCTGTAAGATCAACGCACCGTATACGTACAAAAGCTTCTTCGAGAAGAATGGATTCAGGCACGTCAGCGTTGACTGGAACGGTCAGCACGGCTCTCTGGTCAAGGATCTGCGTAAGCCGCTGGGTTTTGGAACGTTCGACATGGTGTCGAATATCGGCACCAGCGAGCACGTCGACACGCAGGAGCCGTGCTGGAGGAACATTCTGGAGGCAATGCACGTCGGCAGTGTGCTGATCAGTACTACGCCGGCCCCAGGTGATTGGACTTGGCACGGATTGCATTATCCCGACGATCGGTTCTATCGCGAGCTTGCAGAATTGAACGGCCTGGACTGCGAACGCCTGTATATGTCCGGGATTGCTCCCAGGCGCATGTGGTTTTTCCGCGCGAAACGAGTGAAGGATTTACCATTTCAGATGCCGATTGCGCCGATCTACAGGAACCTTCGCTGAAGAGCCATGCTGAATGTAGTCTGTTTGAATTGGCAAAACTATCTTGGGATTGGATCCAAGTACGTTGTCAGAATGTTTCACATGGTTTCAGAACATCTGACGATGCCGTGCAAATTCGTAGAGATCACGGAGAAGGAACTTCCAGAAGGTAGAGTCGGATGGTTCAATAAGCTGCACTTGCTTGAGATGTTCGACGGTGAGGTGTTGTATCTCGACCTTGATCTAAACATCACTGGCAACATCGATCCTCTGGTCGTCCTGGGACGTACTGACCCGAATAAGCTCTGGGCCAGAAACGACTTTTCGTACCCTGTTGTGCAATCGTCTACGATCCGTAAGCCGGGATTTGCCGGCCCTATGATGAATAACGGTAGAGAGCAGACCATCAATAGCTCAGTTATGTACTGGAGCGGCAAAAAGGATATGTCTGGCGCTGAAGATTTGATTGCAACCACACATGGGGATCAAGGAATAATCACGCAGTTGCTATGGCCTGACGGGATCAGGCTTTTCCCGGACGAGTATATAGATTCCTTCAAATATCACCGCATGAGGGGATTGGGTTCTGCGCCGATTACCGTGCATCACGGCAACCCGAAACCGCATCAGGTATCGGGATGGGCCTAGCAGTCCACTACAACCAGGCGGTCCCTTGGCAGGCGAAGCGGATAGGCGATTTCTCGCAAGGCTTAAAGGCTCTTGGCATAGAGCACGATATCACAGAGAGCCGGACGCGCATCGCTGATGTGTCGATACTGTTCGGCACCACCTTCTGGCGGTCTATCGAAAGCGACGAAGGTGACTGGTTGTTGGTGGATCGGGCCAGCGTCGGCGATCCGGATTTCGTCCAGTTGGTGTGGAACGGACACGGGCGCAGGGGTGACCACCGTGTTCCGCCGTGGGCCGACGAGAGCCGCTGGGAGGCGCTTGGCAGGGAGCTTTGGCCGCCACTCATGGGCTATCAGCATATCGTCCTGTGCGGCCAGACCGAGCCGTACAGTCCACATTGGAGTCGGCTTGATGAATGGTATGCCACGGTCACCGAAGCGACTCATTTTCGGCCACATCCAGCCGGCACGAATCCGACTGCGTTGCCGGTGAAGACGGACTGGACGGACGCCAAGTTTCACGTCCTGAACTCGTCGGTCGCGGTGGAGGCGGTCATTCGTGGGCGGCCGGTAGAAGTTCACGACGAGGGCTGCATGGCGTATGGAATCGAAGACCGCGAGGAATGGGCGCACTTGCTGGCGTGGACTCAGTGGAACTGGGAAGAGATTCGCGCCGGCAGACCTGTCGGGCACCTGTTTTAATGACTTATGGTGAATCGTGAAATCAATCACTATCGATATCGATGAGCCAGCGTCCCTGCCGATCGACCTGGAACTACTGAAGTCTGACCTTCGCATATCAAGCGACAGTCTGGATGACGTGCTCATGGAGCAGTACATCCCGGATGCGGTTAGCTGGGCTGAAGGTGTCATGCACCGGGCAATCATCGCCAGGGAGCACAGATGGATTTTGTCTGACTTTCCTCGCATCAGCGACCAGATCATAAACCTGCCGCGCGGTAAGGCGCAGTCGGTCGCTAGTGTCGCGTATTCATCCGGCGGGGCTGTGACGACCTTGACCGGTCCTACGTCTTCACCTGCCGGAACAGATTATCAGGAAGACCTGCGGGGCCATGCAGGGCGTCTGATGCCGAACCGCGGCAGCTCTTGGCCGTCCGTGGATGCCGATGTCATAGCCCCGGTGGTGATTACGTTCACCGCTGGGTGGACCAACCACACCACGGTTCCGGCCGACATAAGGCGGGCCATCACGGCTTCGGTGTTTGAGGCCATGGAACTGAACGGCCTGTTGGTCACGAAGACCGGTTTCGATGTGGATTTTCGGGACAAGTTGATCAGCGCATGGCGGTGTTTCTAGCCAATGAATCTGGACAAGAAGGTTTCTATTGAGCGAATAGGCAGTGCTCAAGATTCTACTGGACAGTTGGTAGAGACATGGACCGAAACGTCAACACCATGGGCGTCCATTCGTCCTATTTCAGGGCGTGAGTATTTCAACGCCAGCGGCGAGAAAGCAGAGGTCACGCACGAGATCGTACTGCGGCATGGGGTGACCGTGGCCCCGCGCGACCGAGTCGTCTATTCGACGCGGACGTTCAATATCCGGTCTGTGCTGAATCTCGAGGAACGCGACAGGTACCTGAAACTGATGTGCGTGGAGCATGTGGCCTGATGCCGACCATCGGTTACAAAGAACTTGATCAGAAGCTGCGCAAGATGACCGCTGCTGCTGGAGGTAAGGCGCTGCGATCAGCCGCCATGACGTCGATGCTGCCGGCACTCAAAGCGACACAAGCAGCGGCACCTGTTGGCAATCCTCCGTATACGTATGACGGAAGATTGAAAGACCCGTACCCGGTCAAGACGTACAAGGGGAATCTCAGAACGCCTGGTTATGCGAGCCGCAACATCTCGCGCAAATCCCTGTTGAGTCGGGATAAGCGGACGGTCATTGTGATGTTGGCACCGCGCAAGGAAGCGTTCTATGCGATTAACTTCTACGAGTTCGGTACGTCACGCAATCCGCCGCGTCCGTGGTTTGAGCCGGCCTTTGCTGCTTCTATTCCTGACGTGGATGCAAGGTTTCGCACGCAGTTGAAACGCCTGATCGATAAAGCCGCCAAGTCCTGATGTTCATCGAGTCGTTTTACTCGCACCTCGCAGCAGATGCAGGGGTGGACGCTCTCGTGGGCGCGATATACCCGCACTGGGTTCCGCAAAACGCCACGTTTCCGTCTATCAGCTACAGACTGCAGTCGGATGAGCGCCAGCAACTATTCGATGCAGTGAGTTCGCTGAAAACAGCCCTGTACGAGGTCGATTGCTGGTCTCTGGTTCATGGGGGTGCACACGAGATAGCTGACGCCGTGGAATCTTCACTCGCCGGTCATACCGGAGCTTTCGGCACCTTGAGTCCTCGTGATCAGGTGGACCAGATCAGATTGGAACGGAAGCTCGAATTCTTCGAGACAGACACGAAGCTATATCGCGTGTCATTGCAATTCTTTGTCGCCTATTACTGAAGTCTAAATAGCACCGCAACACCGAGCCGGCCATGTGCCGGTTTTTTTATGCCCGGAGGATTTTGAATGACAACGCTAGCAAATATTGGCCGATGGAAGTTCCGGCTCGGGTCGACGGCATCGCCGATCGTATATGCCGATCTGGAGGAAGTGTTCTCCATATCCGGCCTTGGCAAGACTAACAACCTGGTGGATGTTACCAACTTCGATTCTGATGTTGGGACGATGGAATACATCGCCGGACTTTCTGACGGTCAGGAAGTCACGATCGAGTGTAACTACATTCCAGGCGCAACCAATCAGACAGCGATGATTGCTGCGGTGGATGCTCAGGTCAATAGAGCATTTCAGATTGCATATGTCGGTTCTTCGCCGAACGAGTTCTTCAACTTCCAGGGCGTCCCGCTCGGGTGGGTGGTCACTCCTTCTCCGACCGAGCAGAACACGATTGCGTTCACGGTGAAAATCTCTGGCGACATAACCTGATGAAATCACTTCTGAAAACAGCGACTGTTCGTATCGAGTCGCTTGACCGCGATCTGGAGATTTCTGAGCTGTGTGCAAAGGATCAGATTGCGCTTTTGGAATATTGGCGATCTATCAAAGGCGATCACGGCGAGGATGAGCCACTCAACTTCGATGGTCATTTCATCGTCTGCAAGTACGGGGTTCCAGAGTGGAGAGATGAGACCACGGAGGACTTGTCTCTGAATCTGCCATTGAAGGCAGCCACTGAAATTGCGAATGCCATCTACAAGCTATCGGGGATCGAAGACTCAAAAAACTCCGAGAGCGTCCCGAGCGAAGATTCCTCTACCGTCTCGCCACTCAACTAGGGTGGGATCCACGCGAGGTCGAGGCTCTTCCTGCGTCGATCTTTTCCGAGTGGATGGAGTACGAGCGTATAGAGCCTTGGGGCGCATGGCGCGACAACTGGCACGCAGCGCTGTTGGCGACGATGTTCGGCAATGCTTTCCGTGATCCGAAGAGGAGCCAGCCGATGCGAATGTCTGACTTCTTTTACCGAGATTCTGTGACTGCACAGAAACGTGCTGATCAGGAATTGCTGGCGAACCTGCGAGTGTTGAAGAAAACCAATGGCTGAGAACCTCGCAATCGACTTTACCCAAAACGCGGAATGCAGCAAGTGTGGGACAGAGAAGGACATCTGGACGGATTACTACTGGCGCAGAAACGGAAGAAGGTCAAACGCCTGCAAAGAGTGCGTCCGCACAAGCCAGAAAGAAAGAACTTGCAATAGATATAACAACGACCCTGAGTTCCGTGATCGATATCGGAAGTATCAATCTGACTATCGCAAAGCACGATCAGGAGACCCGTTCTTCCAGTTGAAGATGAAAGAGCGTGAGGCGCGGCACAAGGTTAATAGCCCGCTGTCATCCAAGGAGAAGGGAAAACGATGGAGGCAGCGACATCCTGAGTTTCAGTTGTGGAGAGGCGCTAGGGAAAGGGCGAATAAAAAGGGGATCGAATTTACTTTAACTCGGGAGTGGGTTCTTAAGCGATTAGCGACCGGCGTGTGCGAGGCCACTGGTATTAGATTCAACAGCGAGACCTTTATTGGTCGATGTGGTCCTTATTCCCCGTCAATTGATCGCATTGATTCATCGAAAGGCTACACACCAGACAACTGCCGAATGATTTGTTGGGCTCTGAATATGGGCCTAAGCGAATGGGGCGAGGAAGTGTATTTGGATATTGCAAAAGCATTTATAGAGAAATCCAGTGGCTAGCGTTCTCTCTCGGTATGTAGTTTTACTAGAAGCGCAATCGGCCAAGTACCAGAGAGAACTGGAGGGCGCACAGAAGAAGCTGCAGAAGTTCGAGAAGCAGAACAAGAAGTCGCTGGGGCTAATCAAGGCCGGTTTTGCTGCGTTTGGCATAGGTCTTGGTGTTCGGGAGATTGCTCGCTTTGTGGGATCTGTGACGGACGCTGCGATCAAGATGCAGCAGTTCGAACGGGCGCTTAAGGTTGCGACCGGTAGTGCTGTCGGATCTGAACGCGAAATGGCGTTCGTTCGCAAGACTGCGGACGACCTCGGGCTTAGCCTGGAAAGTACCGCTGGGTCATACGCGAAGCTCGCGGCTGCGGCTAAGGGAACGACTCTGGCTGGTGAGGCATCCCGCGATATCTTCGTCGGTGTCAGCCAGGCGGCACGGGTTCTCGGTCTTACTGCTGAACAGACAGGCGGTGCCCTGACTGCGATTGAGCAGATCATCTCGAAGGGCAAGGTCTCGGCCGAGGAGCTTCGAGGCCAGTTGGGCGAGCGCCTTCCTGGTGCGTTCCAGATTGCGGCACGGTCCATCGGCGTCACTACCGCCGAACTAGACAAGATGCTCAAGGCCGGAGAACTTACGGCCGAGGACCTTTTGCCGGCACTGGCGAAGGAACTGACAAAGACCTTCGGTCCAGAGGTCGCGGCAGCAGCTAACGATGCGCAGGCATCGATCAACCGATTTTCGACAGCAATCTTCGAACTGAAGGTTGCTATTGCCGAAAGCGGGTTGCTGGACAATCTGACCGCACTGGCGAAGGGCGGAACCGCTGTTGCACAGGCGTTCGGTGCTGCCTTCTTTGGTGCCAACCCATTCCCGTTCGAAAAGGAGATTGTTAAAGCCAGGGATGAGTTGGAACAGCTACAGACCCGTCTTGCTCATCGAGAAAGCAAGCTAGGCGGGTTTGGCGGATGGCTGTTCGGTGAGAATCCAGACGAGATACGGGCGCGCATTGCAGAAGTGCAAGCCGAGCTTTCGAAGTTCCAGCGACTTCAGGAACAGTCGTTTGGACTCGGCGAGCCGGAACGTCGTGATCCCGCCGAGGTTTTCGGCAGTTTCGACAGGACGAATTCCGAGCTTGACACTCTTTTCGAATCTCACAAGGAGAGCTTCCAGAAGTTTATAGACAACTTCGCAACCGCTGAACAAAAAGCGGCAGCACTTCGCGCTGAACTCAATAAATACAAAAGCGACCTAAGCCCGGAAGAATTCCAGCGCATCAGCGATTCCATAAAAGACACATTGAGCGCAGGGCTGGAAGAAATAGAAATATCCGTTCAGAAGATTAACCCTCTTCTGGCAGATATGGAGCGCTACAACCAGCTTATCGAACGTAATCGTACGCCTCGTGAGGAATTCGACCGAGCCGTTCAAAGTGCGCTGATACTGCGTGAACGACTGATTGAGGCCGGGCGAGAAGAGGCCAAGGTCAACGAGATGATCGGCAGGGAGCTTCGTTCTCTGGCTGATGCTTACGAGGCAAAGAACGAAGAAGCCAGCAAGGCCGAAGAAGCAGCACGCGATCTTGGACTGACGTTTACCAGCGCATTCGAGGATGCAATTGTCGAGGGTAACAAGCTGTCCGACGTTCTACGCGGCCTTTACAAGGATCTGCTGCGACTCGCTATCCGTAAGCTGATAACAGAGCCGTTCCTGAACTTCTTTGGCGGACTGTTCAAGCCAGAGACGAGGCATTCTGGAGGTCCAGTCACAGCGGGAACCCCGTACTTAGTGCGTCCTGATGAGGAGATTTTCGTCCCGCGCTCGTCAGGTCACATCGTACCGAACGGTGCTGGTGGTGCGGTCATTCAGCAGACGTTTAACGTTCAGGTAGGTCTGCCTCCGCAGTGGCAGGCGCAGTTAGCAGCGGTGACACAACTGGCCGCTTCCAAGGCCAGACAGGACGTTGAGAAAAGCTTCGGTGGGCGCCGGTGACTGAAGCATTCCCGACCGTAAGCATCAGCCAATACAGGCTTGAGCTGGATCAGAACAAAGCGACTTTCCAGAGTTCGTTCACCCGGCAGAGGCAGACCATTGCTGTAGCTGGCGGGATAGGTGATCGGTGGGCTGGGTTTGTCACGACTCGGCCATTGAAAAACCCGCAAGCGCTCACGGCGATGAATTTTCTGATGAAAGTCGGGGTGTACGGCCGTTTCACCATGCTGCACCCGAACTACAGCGGGGCTGCATCCGGCGAATCCATCGGCCTGGTAAAGGGGGCCGGCCAGTCCGGCAAGTCGTTACTGATTGACGGGTTCACTCCTTCCACCTTGATCCTGCAAGCCGGCGAATGGTTCCAGGTTCGAGACGAGTTCAAGCGGGTCACGGCGAATGCGACCAGTAACGGTGCCGGTGAAATCACGGTGTTCTTCGAGCCTACGCTCAGGGTATCTCCTGCCGATAACGACCCGGTCGACCTCTCGTCCCCGGTGTTGCTGTGCGAACTGATGATGATGCCGAGCCAGGATACTGACTTCCGGCGACTGACGACCTTCACCATACCGTTTCAGGAAGCTCTGGTCCATGAGTGAGCGAGCCTTTCCGACCGCGCTGGAAACAGCGCTTAGTTCGGACACGGTATCGCTCGCGTTCCTGCTGTTCATCGACTGGCCTGGTGATCCGCTCTATACGTGGTCCGGGGTCGGTACGATCAGTTGGAACGGGGAGACGTGGATCGGTAGCGGTTCTCTTGGACATATCGACAAAATTGCAGATAGCCTGACGAAGAACGACATCGGCGTCGAGCTCACTCTGGACTATCTCAACGACGATCTGCGGAACGAGGTTGTAACCACGGACCCGCGCGGTGCCGATGCGTCGATCTACCTTGCCTTGATGGCTGCTGACGGGACAGTTACCGAGGCTCACGAGATATTCCCTGGCTTCGTCGACGAGGTTGAAATTCTCGACGCAGGAGACAGTGGTGCGATCAAGGTGCGACTCGCGTCTGAACTGTCACGGCTTGCTCAGCCGTTGTGGTACCAGTTGTCGGACGTTCACCAGAAGGAACTATTCCCAGGGGATAAGGGCTGCGAGTTCGCGGCACGCATGGACGAGCAGATCCTTTGGGGCCGCAAAGGCACGCTTGTTCGAAGCGGCGGTGGTCGTCCTGGACCTGGTACAAAGAAATGAGGCGCAGAGACTGGCCGGAGCGTCTGGCGAAAACGATCCGCGACGCACAGGGCTTCGATAGCAGTTACTACTGCCTGACCTTCGCTGCCGACTGTGTGCAGGCCATGACCGAGGTCGACTATCTCACGGATTACCGTGGCCTGAACATCGACGAGGCCAAGGCCAAGTTTGCAGAGACATCCCACCGCAGCTTTTACCACTACCTGCTGACTACGTTCGGCAAGCCTGTGCCGTTGGCGTTGGCGAAGCGCGGTGACCTGGTGGTGCAGACCGAGCCTGAGATGTCGGTCGGGATCTGTCTCGGACAGAACACGGCCTTTGTCACGGACGGTGGCCTTACCTACCAGCCGACGCTCGCGCAACGATGGTGCTTCAAGGTCTGACATGGGCAAGGCTGTTGGAGCCATCATCGGCGGGGTCATTCTCGGCGCGATAGGGATAGCTACGTTCGGGGTTGGCACCGGCTTGTTCGGCGCCATTGTCGGTGGCATAGGCAGTTCCCTCGGGATCGGAGCGATCGCGGCCGGGGCCATTGCGGGTGGCCTGTACGCGGCTGGTTTGTATGGCCTTTCCAGCCTGCTCAAGCCGAAGATACCGTCGCTGTCGGACGAGTTCGGTCGCGAGCTGCAGTTGAACGGCGATCCGGTCGCGCCGCGGAAGATACTCTACGGAGAGGCGTGGACTGCCGGCACTCTGAGATACAGAAACACCACCGGCACCGACAATAAAGACCTGTACCTGGTAATCGTGTTGGCCGGACATCCGATCAATTCGGTACAGGCAATAGAGTTCGACGGCGAGACCGTCACGCTGGATGGTAGCGGCAACGTCACCAGTCCGTCTAAATGGGTCGGACTGATCAACGTCCGTTTCCTGCTCGGCAGTTACGACCAGTTGGCTGATGCCACTTTAGTCGCCACGTTCGCAGACTGGACTGACGATCACCGGCTTCGTGGTCTGCCGTATGCCATCGTCAAGCTGAGCTTTGACGAGGAGGACCTGAACACTGTTCCGCAGATGCGCTTCAAGTGCCGTGGACGAGAGGTGTATGACCCGCGAAAGGACTCGACCAACGGCGGCAGCGGCACGCATAGCCTGTTGAATCAGGACACATGGGAATGGAGCGATAACACTGTCCTGTGTGGTGCTGATTATCTCAGGGGGGTGAAATACAAGTACGGATCTCCGATCAGCACCATCATTCGCATCGCCGGAATGGGGGTCGACGATGATCGGCTGGACTGGGCCAATGTCATCGCTGAGGCGAATGTCTGCGACGAAGACGTTGACCTTGCGGCTAGCGGTACGCAGAAGCGCTATACGGTCAATGGTTTCATAGATCCCCGTCAGGACCCTGGGCCGAACCTGCGCCACTTCGAGGTGGCGATGGCCGGCGACATTACCTTCGCGGACGGCAAGTGGCGGTTCTTTGCCGGGGCGTACCGGGCGCCTACCCTACATCTCGAAGATAAGCATTTCATCGGCCCGTTGCGGCACATTGTGCATAAGGGAGAGTCGGCACGGGTCGATACTGCACAAGGAGTGTATGCGTCCTCGACCGATAGCGGGGCTGTGGTCGACTATCCGCCGGTCAGGTTACCGACTGCCAATGCCGGTTCGGCGAAGGTGTTCGCCGTAGATTTCGCGCTGGTAAACAACTCACCGCAGGCGCAGCGGTGTGCGAAGCTG